TCAACGGCCTGCTGCACTTCCAGGGCGAAGTCGTGCGCCAGTGCGCAGCAACTCGGCGAACTGCACCGGGTCGCTGGTGGTGGCATACTTCGCTTCGACGGTGTCGAGTTTTTCGAGGCACTCCTTTGCCCGGTCCAGCTTTTCCCTGGCGCCGAGTGTCTTGACGCCGGTCGGCCCGAAAAGAGCGCGCACACGATCATCGCCGAACACCACCACAAGCTGGTCGTTTACGATCTTCGTGTAGGTGTCGTTGAGCCAGTTCTCCGCCGCTTGTCTTTCTCCCGCGAGATGCTCGCGAAGGATAACACAATAACGCTTCTCATTGTCACCGACGGCGGGATCAAGCCGGGCAAAGCCCATCTCGCAGAGAAGTGCCATCCACTGTCCGAACACCTCTTTTTTTCTGAACTGTGGCTCGAAGGCGTAGCCCCAAAACCACTCGCGTTCTGCAACATCGAGCGACCACGTGCGACCGGCGAATAGGCGACGCAAGAGCGTGGCGACGAAGGCCGGCAGTTGGGGCTCGGCTCCTTCATTCAACCGATCGAACAAGCCGGCGCGTTCTTCCGCACGATACGAACTCCTGGCCGCGGCGGAGCTTTCCATTCGGCGCAGCAGATCGAGAATCTCCTCGACCTTGAGCCCGCTGTGTTCATCGGCATGAGCAAGCGTTCGGCGCGCCTCATCGCCGAGAAACATCCAGCGCCAGGCGCTGAGCAATTGGTCGCGGTCTTCATCACGCAGCACGCCGCCCGGTCGGAAGGGCCAAGCGATGCGTCCGAGCTTATCCAGCGCCTCCCGCCAGTTGCCGACGTGATCCTTGAGCAAACGATAAAAGCTCTGTGCGCGGGTGTGAAAGGCCGAGGTAAGCTGCCCGGAGCCCAGGACGAAGCCGCTCCACGTGGCCCGCGGGAGACCGATCTGATGGAGCATAGTCTCCTCGCGAGGCGATAGCTGAAAGACAGTAGCGAAGGTGCGGGAATCGCGCACCTTCGTCGATGCGGCCGAGGCGATTTGATCCGCGAGAGCGCGCGACGACGTTAAGACCACCACGGGCGTTCGACCCAGCTTGTCGAACTGCGCCGTCACCACGTCACAAAGCTTCTCGTATTCCTCGATGTTCCGCACCCATGCGAGCACCGCGCGACCATCAGGATGCAGCTTCAGCCAATCCGCACGGAGTAGTCCCTTCTTCGTGCCGCCGACGGTCTCGATCGCGACGAAGTCCCCGCGCAGCGCCGGTGTGACTGGATCGTATTCCCAATGATCATCGAGCACCCGCATTGCACCGGTGAGGATCTGGCGGGCGCGTTCATTTTCGTTCTGCGCCTTGACGGCGACGAGAGCGGACTCGAGCGCGGTGTTGCCTTCCGTGTCGCGAAGCACCTGCGTCTGCGCGTTGTCGCGGCGGAGCCGCAGGTTGACCCGCTGAAGCATCGAGGCAGACGGTCCGAGATGCGTGGCGCGCTCGGGCGGAAACTCCGTCGTGTTGTGGAAAAAGAAACGCCAGAGAGCACGGGCCGCATCCTCCACCGCCGGATGCGGATAAAGCATCGCTGCAAGGTCGCAGAAATCCCGCTGTGCCAGCGGAACGAGTAAAACGTGCCGGCCACCTTGCGGCGGTTGACCTTTGGTCTCGTGGATCGCGTAGGTGCCGAGATTGGCGAGGAGCTGCCGCAGGTCGAAGAAGCTGGTCGATGCCGCCGAGTTTCCAGCGCTCTTTCTCCCGCTGAACCGTCCGTCGCGCAACGCCTGCGCACATTGCTCCTCCGACCAGTCCACGCGCTGAAAGTATTCCGAGATTTCCTCGCCGTATTCGTTGTTCGCCTTGGTCAGCAGCTCGCGCTGTTCGTCCGTCCAAGCGGTGAGCGGTCGCGGGAGCTGGCCGTAGAGAAATTCCTCGACCGGTGCCTTCTGCGCCGCGGGAACGTTGATTCCGCGGAGCACGGTGTGGTCGAGCACATGCGTCTTCACGCGGGCGGATTTCGCCACGCACTCGCTGAAAATTCGCCCGAGCGTCGCTTCGCCACCGAGATCCCGCAGCACCTGATCCACGGAGGACATGATGACATTGAACCAACCGAAGTTGCCGCCGCTCATCGCGTAGGCAGCTTCGACGACGCCGGTCGGATATTCCTGCGCCAGCCGCCCCTCTTCGCGGAGCTTGCGCACGAAATCGCTCACGTCGGCGAAGGCATTGCGGCTCAGGTCCACGAGTTCAAAGCGCCGCGCCGTGGACTGCACCTCGCGCAATTCGTCACCGATAGCTGGCGAGCAGAGCGCGACGTAGCGGAGCCACGGGAGTTTATGCCGCGGGTCTTCCTCCTTGATCGCCCGGGCGATTAGTTTGATCGCAGCACCGTCGAGCCGGCGGAGGTCGCCTTCCTCTTTCCCAAAGGTCACGGACTCAGTGATCGTTTCCAACTCGTCGAGCACCACAACGACGTAGGCGATGCCGAATGCTTTAAAATAGGCGTAGGCTGCTTCGCACAGGCGTGTGACCAGTGTCTTGTCGCCATAGAGTTTTTCCGGCGTGTGTCCGGCATCTAGCTCCAGCGCCGCGGCGAGCTTGTCCTTTTCAAAGCCGAGAGCGAAGAGCCGGTCGTAGGCTTCCTTGGCGATGTTGCCCTGGATCGAGCCATCGAACTCCTCCTTCGCGAGCGGTAGCAGTGCTTTGTAGAGCCCGTAGCCAAACCAGTTGTCTGTGTTTTGGTGCTCATTCGCGATCTGCGTGTAGCGGATGAATAGGCCGAGATACTTGTCACGATCGGGCGCGTCGCGGAAGAGCGCGGAATCCGCGATGTTGCTCCCCGACTGACGGGTGAACCAACCGCGACCCGCATCATTGATCTGTCCGATGAGTTCGTAGCCAAGACGCGATTTACCCACGCCCCACGGAGCCACCGCGGCGAAGACCTGCACGAAGCCTTCCTGGTCGTGTTCGACCACATGGATGAAGTGCTGGAAGGTTTGGAAAAACTCACCCTGACCGACGATCGGATGCGTGAGAGGATAACCGGAGACACCACCGGGAGACCACTGGTGCTGGCGGCGTAAAGCTTTGGAGTCTGGAACAGAGGCCGGCATAACTTCAGGCTGTGACGAGAGTGGCAGGTTTATCCAGCGCCGAGCGGCTGGCTGGAGCTTTTTTAATTAGACGTTCCTGTGCCCATTGCTCGGCCGCGGTGCGCAGCGCGCGGGCGAGCCGTTCACCGGCGCGATAGAAATGGTTGCTGCCAAAAATGCGCAGGCAGGCGCTGCCGAATTCCTCCGCAATCCAGTATCCGGGCCGGCGGGCGACGCGTCCGCGTTCGTCGAAGGTCCACACTTTGCACCGTAGCAGCTCGCGGATGACTGGGGCAAGGCGGGCGTCGAGGGTGGCGGCATCTCGCGTGGGAGCGATCAGGCCCACGCCGAGGATGGCCAGAGCGCGTTGAAGCAGTTCGCTCAGTGGACCGCACACGACTTCGCGAGCATCCGGCAGGGTCACCACCACATCCACACGCGGTGGCTGATGAAATTGCGCGATGTCGGCCACTTCGAGCGCCAGGCCGCCGGTGAGCCGCTCCGCCGCCCACGTTTCTTGCGCGAAGACAAGCTGCGCGAGCAGCATCGGCCACGGGCGCATCACTACCCAGCGCAGCACGGCTTCGTGGGGAGCATCGTCGGCTTCCCTTTCGGCTTTTGAGAGCGGCGCCCAGGTCCCGTCGAGAACCGCGGTTGCGTCATAGCAGGGCGCTTCGTCGGCATCGGGAAGGCGGAGGAGGCGGTTGCGCACCCAGGCCCCGGTCGGGTCGAGGGGGCGGAGGTCCACCGGGGCGATAATCTCCGAGGTTGGCAGCGATGCGGTTGCAGCGAGGAGCCTCAAGAGCGGCGGCGTGACGACGGCATTCTCGGCTGACGCGCCCAGCAGGCTGCGTTCGAGTTCCGCGTGGGCCGTGGGTTTGAGCGAACCTTCCGGTAGGACGGCGCGCACTTCTTCGGCGGCGGGACCGAGCGGGCCGATGAGGTTACAGAGCGACGCAACATCTCCGCGTAGGCCGGCCTCGTGGACGCGGGCGGCGATGACGCGGAGCCAGCCGACACGCACCGCCGGTTCGACGGCGGCGAGGGTGGCCACGGCTTCGGCTTCGTTCGGGAGCGCGGACCAAAGCTGCATGAGCGCGGGCGTAGCCACGGCACGGTTGCCGTCGGTAGAGAGCGCCCAAAGCCCGCGAGCCCGGCTGGCGGGAAATTCCCGTAAGTCGGACGCCGCCGTTTCGCCGGTCTGCAGGAGCCGAAGCAACCCGCGCATCAGGATCGCCTCCTTTCCAAGGCTTCGGTCTCTCGATCCAGATAAGCGTCAGCTTCCGGGAAATCCTTTGCCAGCAGGTGAATCAACGCCTCGATCCGGTTAGCTTGGATTTCGCGGTCTTCCTCAAAGAACATGCTGTTGATTCCGATAAGGCGCATGCGCGCGGGAATCCAAAACAGCGAATCTTTGAACCGAGCTCTCCAAATGCCACCACCGCTCATTCCATAGGGCTCAGGGAGGTCTTGCCATTCGCCCGTGAACACGTCGAGCACCCGCTCCGGATATTCCATTCGCATATTCAATGGGCGTGATCCCGGCTTGCCCCAATCAAAGTCCTCCGGAACGTTTGTTTGGTAGAGGAACGAGTCGTAGAGGTGGATTATGCCGTGTTCGGTCTTGTGCGCGGCTTCTGGCATTCCAAAAGTCATCGTCAGGTCTTCCGCCAGGCCTTCTGGAAACAATTCGAAGTCATCCAACGTCAGCCAGGATTTATGCGCCAATTGCCGCAGACACCATTCGGACGGGCGGAGATAGCCCACGTCGAGATCATCATCGCTCACGCCGCTCATAAAATCCTTCTCCTCGGGTGCGGCACGCAGATTGGAAGGTTTTTCCTGCGCCACAATCTGCAGCCGCTCCACGTCATGTCGCTCGATCACATGCGCCGCCGTCACGATTAGAGGAGTGTCGTTCGCACGCACCAACATTCCCGTGCCATGGTCATAAGGCGTCTGCTCATTATGAGCAGCGATCACGACGGTCCGATCGAACAAATACCGGTTAATGGCGGGCTTTGCCTCCTTCATTATCGCGATTTTCGTCTGATCAGTCACAGCGTCCTAAGTGGCTTGAGGTTGGTCGCTCTGTTGCAAGGCGCCATAAAGCGTCTCGATGTCGGGAAAGAGCGGATCGCCGGGCAGGTCAAAGCCAGCACGAGTGAGACGGGAGAGGAGAGCGCGGTCGGGCGCAGTGTCGCCGCGATCTAGTGCTTGCTGAGCAGCAGCCAGTTCTGCCTCCGTCACGCGGCCTTCGATGAGGGCTTCAACTAGTTGCTTTGAAGCAGTCGTCAGGCGCACTGCAGTGCGTCGCAGGTCAATAGATTGCCGTCGACCGGAAGAAACTGATTGGAAGAAATATGGGCTAACGCTTGCCGGGTCAGGCACGGGGAAAACGCGAAGGTTCTCTAATGAGAAAAATGCATTTATCGCTCCGTAGACCTGTTGTTCGATCAACACTTGGCCGAGGTTCGACTCGCAAAAGGCGGCAACGAAGTCCGCTGTCGCCAAATCGCGAATCGGAACACGCGCGATGTCTTGGTTGATATTGCAACCTCGAAGTTCCTCGTCGATGGCTGCCGCGTCACCGACGGTTCCTTTGATTGAGATAACCAAATCTCCCACAGCCAATCTGCTCCGTTTGATCGTTTCTTCGCTGTCCGTGTCCATTCGTGGAAGCGTGTCCCGATAGATGTCGCCGTCATGAAAATCTTGCCCCCGAATCCAAGGCACACCCACAGCGCCAAAGCGCGCATCCCCTGGTGTCCCCCCATTAGTGATGCCGGGATAAAGCGCCCCTAAAAAAGCGAGAGCGGTGCCAGATTTGCGGATTGCCGCCTCGGCGTGCACGAAGCGCGGGTTGTGATACCATGCGTCCACGCGCCCGTTGAGCCGCTCAGGCCGAACCCTATAACCGCGCGTCATCGGTGCTGGTGAATAGTGGCTGAAGTATTCGTTGAAGGACGCCGCGACTCTCCGCGCTAAAGCCTTCCCTGCCTCCCTCAAGCCCTCGGCCTGGCGCACTTTCTCTCCGACGTAGCGTTCACCGTCCGAACTAAGCTCCGGTAACAAGACGTCCTTTGCATCCGTCACGCCCAAATACTGAATGATGCTACCCAGCGAGCGTCGTTCGAGTTGCCTCCGCCCGTAAGGAGTGAACAAAAAAGCTGCAACGAATTCGGTGTCGTGACTGCCATTGGGATGAATGGCGATGATGTGCTGGGTGATGTTCGCACGCGGAATCCAGTCCGGGACGACGCAAATTTTTTCGCCGACGCTGGCTTTGACGATGAGCAGGTCGCCGGGGCGAACCTCCGACGCAATCAGGTCATGATGCACCGCCTCATCAAGGTGAGCCATGCCATCGTAGATGACAGTCATCTCGCCGACATTGCCGACACGGAAAAGGGGAACACCCGAGGCAAGGTAAAGCTCGCTCGGCAGTGCGGACCCGAACGGGCCGGCGAAGAACTTGCCGGTCTCGCGAAGTTCAACGGAGCCGAACTCACGCAAGATGCGTTCGTCGCGAATGTGCTCGGGCCGGTAATAGTCCGGGTCGAGCCGCTTGGGCGCGAGAAGCAGAGAAGGAACGCGGGTGGCCAGCATCTTGTTACTCCCCGCGGATGTATGAACCCGTGATCCCTGCGAGATCGTTAGGTACGCCTTTGCTGTAGTCTTCGACATTGTTCTTCACCTCGTAGCCGAGGTGGTCGGCCACGCCCATGAACACATCCTTCTGCGGCTCATCGGCAAAGTGCTCGGGGTCATTGGGACGGGCGTGACGTTTCTGGAGGTAGAGGTAGCTGGTCTTGGCTCCGGTCCCGGAGAGTTTGAAGGTGTCTGACGGCAGAGACACGACCGCTTTGACGATCGCCTTGCCCCCGTGGAACTCACCGGTGACCGGGTCTTTCTTCCCCATGATGTATTCGCGAACGTAGCGCTCGCCGGAATTGCAGAGGACTCCATCGGGCAGGATGATGATGAGTCGTCCGCCGGGCTTGAGCAGTTCCAGGCAGCGATCGATGAAGAGGACGGCGGGATCGATGCTGGTGGGGCTGATGGGAGTCCACCGGCCCTTTTTGTCGGGGCTCGCGCCCATCGCCTTGCCGGCGACCGTCGGTGTGTAGCGATAGACCTCTTTTTTCCCAATCGGGAACCAACCCATGCCTGCCACAAAGGTATAGGCCGTCTTGTCGCCATCGGGTTCGAGGTCGGTGCGAAAGCGTTTGAGAATCTCGCCCATTTCGGTCTCGTAGCGCTCGCGAGCTTCGTGCTGGCCTTTCTTGAACTTGGGCGTGCCGAATGGCGGATTGGTGCAGATGAGATCGAAGGTGCCGGGTTCGAGCTGATCGGTGGTGAGCGAGTTCTGGACGTAGAAGATGCGGGCCTTGGGCGCGCCGAGCAAAGCCATGTTCACGCGGGCGAGCGTGACCATGACCGGCGCCGAGTCGGCTCCACAGAAGCTGTAGGTGAGATGGTCCTCGAAGAGTTTCTTCCGCTTCACGTCGTCGAGGTTCAGCTCGGCAAGAGCGCGCTGGAGCCGGCCGACGGCGACGACTCCGAAGCCGTAGGTGCCGCACGCCGGATCGCAATAGCGGAAGACGGGCTTGTCGCCTTTGTAGGCGGCGAGCAGCTCGGGGGTCTCGGCGAGGATGTCGTGGAAGGCGATGTCGAGCATCGACTGCTTGACCGGCGCAGGTGTGAGGTAGATGCCAAGCCCGCCCTTGCTGTCGAAATTGCCGCGCAGGAAGACATCGAACGCCCGCCCGAGGGCATCGGCCGCCATGTCGGCGAAGGTGCCGTTGGCTTTGATTTGGACGCCACGGTTGTCGGTGACGGGGCCGAGGTTTTGGATTAGGTCGAGGAGCGTCTCGTAATTGCGCTGCTGCTCGAGCTGGAGGTGGACATTCTTGTCGAAGATGGGGTGGGACTCGCCCTTGTCGTCGGTGACGACGTAGTCCGCGTGGCCCTTGAACTGATCGAACGCGGCCTGGATCTCGGCGACGGCGGCTTTGCCGTTTGCCCGGACGTAGTCGGCATCGAAGACATCGGCGAAGCGGCGCTTCCGGTTTTCGTGGGTGAACTCAATGTTCGGATGATGAAGCCGGAAGGATTCGAGGAAGAGGAACTTGGCGACTTCGAGAATGATGTCGTTCTTGCCGTTCACTCGGTCCTTCACGGTCTGATAGACTTGCTCGTGGAACGAGTTGAAGCCGTTCATCAGGCGCTCGTATTGGCGCATCGACCAGCGATAGGTCGGGTCGGCTTTGAGGCGTTTGTATTCGCCGATCTCCTGGACAGTGGGAAGCTGGTCGATCTCGTGCGGCGGATGATTCGCGATGTCGAAAGTGCGCTCGTGCTCGCCATCGGTGGCGATGGCGAAGACCGGGTAGGCATCCTCGGCCGTCTCGGTCGGCGTCAGCGCCCAGGCGCGGGATTGCACATGCTCCGGTCGCGCCTTATCCCACTGCTCGGGCGTGAGCGCGAGGAGCAGGAGGCGTGGGGTGAGCACGCCTTTATGCCGACCCCAGACGATGGCGGCGGATTCGTCGTCGCCGTCGGTGAGCGGCTGTTCGAGATCGAAGCCGCGTTCGGCGAGCTTGGTGGTGAGGGACGCGAGGGCGTCCTTGGCGGTGAGTGTTTCAGTTTCAGTTTCAGGCATGGTCGAGGAGTTGGACGAGACCGGGGCCGAACAGGCGAAGGGCGCGATGTTCGCGGGTCAGAGCTTTGAGTTGCGCAGTCGAAGTCTGGAATTGAGCGGGGAGGAGTTTGCGGATTTCGTCCGGGTGGAGTGGCCCTCCGCCGCGGGCGCGGAGAATGCCGATGACGGCTTCGAGCAGCGCCTCCTGCGGGGAACGCTGGCCGGCAGATACGGCGATGTCGTTGCCTTCACTCCTGAGGTGGATCCCGGGCGCGACGGTGAGAAAGAGCCGGAGTTGTTCGCGAGTCCAATTACTGCCCGATTCACGGACCATGGCGTGGACCTGCGAGAGCGCCACGGGTGCGGCGCGCAGAGTCGGGAGCAGTCGATCGAAAATGGCGGGGGTCATGGGCGCCGGAGTGTGGCTTGTTGGATAGCACGCGCGCGATGCAAAACGGAGCGCCATTGGCCATGGAGATCGTTCCGCCGACGGAGCACGCGCGCGAGCGTGCGTTCCCAGCGGACGAGGGTTTCGTGCGGAAAGCGCGGGAGGAAGACGTGGGCAAGATCGGCGGCGCGGATGAACTGCTGAGCGGTGCCCGAGGTGAACAGGCGGATTTGCCGGGCGACGGGTTCGGTGGCGAGGATGAGCGCCCATGCGCCAGGCGTGTCGTGGAAACGCAGCCGCGCCCAATGATCGACGGCGAATACCGGAGCTGGCGGGTCGTCGGCCAGCCAGGCGACACGGGGATCGGAGCCGAGCGTGGACATCAGCACATCGCCGGCGTGAAGCGGCCGGCCGTAAAGCCGGGAGCCGGCCGAGGTGGAACGAGGTTCATCCGGGATGTTCAGGTCGAACGAGCGGCGAACATCGCTGAGGCGCAGTGTACGCACTGGCTGGCCGGTTTCACCGAGCCGCTCCGACGGGGTCGGAAAGACAAGGTCAGGCAAGCGCTGCCAGTCGGCGTCCCGGTGAAGAGTCTCCGCCTGGGCGTTAGCCGCGACATGCACCGGGACCAGCGAGTCATCAATCAACTCGCAGGAGAACCAATCGCACCACGTCGGCGCGCCATAGCGAGATGCGGTTTCGTTCCAGCTCGTCCGGGCAACTTCGTTCTCGACGGTAGTACCGACCTCCCCGTGGAGTCGCATCAGCTCGGTGTCGGCCTCGGCCAACGCTGCTAGGGCCACCCAGGCTTCCTGCGCCAAAGGCGCGAGCACTGCTGGCGGCGGAGGCAACGCGAGATCGCGCAGCACAGAAAGCCTAAGCCGCGGCAAAACGGCAGCTCCCGACCGGCGTACCAGCATATCCGTGAACGCCGCAGTGTTCAGCCAAAGAAGCCACCAAAAGGCCACGCTGCGGTCGAGGCCACGTAGGATTATGCAGTTTGCATCCACGGGATGCCGATGATGCACGGGCATGACCCACGCGGCGCGGATCGGCGCGATCTTCGTAATGAGAACGTCTGCAGGGCGAATGCACCGCGAATGCTCGACCTCGGGCACTTCGCCATGCTGGGAGTCCATGGACAGGAAAAATTCTCCGATGTGGGCGGATCGGTACAAAATGGAGGCCTTCCCGTCGGCATCCGGATCCGCCCTCAGCCCTTCCAGGAAGTGGCGGGACGCTCCGCGAACTTTATTACTAAAGAATAAAAGATACGGACTGCGACAGAAGAAGGCGGCGTCCAGAACGTCAAAACCCGCTATGGCACTAGGGGAGATGCGCGAAGTGGCTGACGTTTCTGATTCCATGCAGGCTCACACCTTGCAATAGTTTGCGCGAACGTGCAAGACAAAATGAAATGTGAGTTCGCATGTATGAACACATTTCTGATTGACGACGCCAAAAAACCTGCCAAGATCGGGACCGTGATTCACCGATTCGCGAGTGCGGTCGGGGAAGAGCATCGGGTGGGAACGCGGAGTTACACGCGCCCCACCCGACGCTGGAGACAGACCGAAGCCCGTCCGTGAGAAGACTTCAGCTTCGGTCGGTCTGAAAGCGGAATCAAGACAAACCAACGCCGGTAACCTCGGCAGCAGTTCAGACCGATATGAAATATCTACACGAAGAGTTCGATTGTGCGGGCGGCGAGACCGTCCGCGTGGACCTCAACAAGCAGGCCAACGTGCGCCTGCTCGACGACAACAACTACCGCCACTTCCGCTCCGGCGGCAGGTATCGATGCGGAGGCGGCTTGGCGAAAACGACGCCGGTCTTGCTCACCGTTCCCAACGCGGGTCGCTGGCATGTCGTCGTGGACCTCGGCGGTTACGCCGGCAGCGTCCGCGCGTCCATCACCCTGCTCAACTGAGGAAACGACCATGGCAAAAATTCATTTCCTCAACGTTGGACATGGCGATTGCACCGTCATCGAACACGGAAACGGCAACCTGTCGGTCATCGACATCAACAACGGCACTGAACTCGACGACGATTCCGCCGATATCCTCCTCCACGCTTATGCCCGCAACACCACGGACTACTTGGCGAAATGGATGGAGTGGAAAATTGGAGGGGTTCAAACGACCAGAATTCTCGCGGAGGCGGGATACGAAATCGAACTCACGAACCCGATTGAATTCCTCAAGAAGAACTATCCGGGACAACCGATTTTCCGATACATTCAAACCCACCCTGATTTCGACCACATGCGTGGCCTCGCGGCTCTTGAGAACTCTGGCATCCCGGTGCTCAATTTTTGGGACGTGGCGCACACCCGGAAGTGGAAGGAGGGTGAGGACAAAGAGAGCGACAAAGCGGACTGGGAAGCCTACCAGCGCTATCGTTCGGGGAAGAACAGCGCCACGGTGCTCAACCTGCTCCGCGGCTCCCATGGGAAATACTACAACCAGGACGACACTCCTGGTTCCGGCGGCAACGGTCTCCACATCCTCGCGCCCACCACAGAACTGGTCGCGGACTTCGACGAAGACGGGAAGCGGAACGAACTGAGCTACGTCCTCCAATATCGGGTCGCCAACCGCCGGATTATCTTCGGTGGCGACGCCGAGCAGGCGGGCTGGGAATCCATCCACAACCATTACGGCGCGAATTTGAAATGTGATGTGCTGAAGGCCAGCCATCACGGTCGCGATACGGGATACTATCAACCGGCGGTGAAGGACATGAGCCCAACGGTGGTCATCGTCTCGGTCGGCAAGAAACCCGAGACCGATGCGAGCGACAAATACGCCCAATATTGCCAGGAGGTCGCTTCCACCCGCTGGTATGGAGACATCACCCTGGAAATTGATGGTGAGGGAAACATGGCATGGACGACGAGCAAGCAGCGCAAGAGTAGGAGGGCGGCCTGATGAAGACGAACTACTTCGACCACTATAGTTTCCGGGCTCGGCTCCAGCCGGCGTTTCTGGCGCTGGTGCCGCTCGCCGTGGGCGTGATGGCCTGGGCACAGCCCGGAGCAAAATGGGTGACGGCACTGTGGAGTTTGCTCGGCGCAGCGGGCTTTACCTTCTTCCTCGCGAATATCGCCCGAAACAGGGGGAAGAGCATCGAGCCGAAACTGTGGGAATCGTGGGGCGGCACACCGACGACGCAACTCCTGCGGCATCGAGGCGAAGGAAATCCCGTCCTTCGGGAACGCTGGCATCAGCAACTCGCGAAGCTGCTCGGCCGACCGATGCCGACCGCGGCAGAGGAGGTCGAGGACCCGGCTGCCGCAGACGCCCTGTATGAAGCCGGAACGAAACTACTCATCGGGAAAACCTACGACGCAAAGGCGCATCCGTTCGTTTACCGGGACAACGTGAACTATGGCTTCTGCCGCAACCTACATGGCCTTCGCGGGCTCGGCATCGCTGCCTCGGTTGTCGGTGCTCTCGTGAGCGTCGGCGCGGGTGTCTGGTTTGTTGCGCAAGGGAAAGCACAACTGCTCCCGTGGGGCTCTGCCGGTATCTGCGTTGTCATGCTCCTCTGGTGGGTCTTCACCGTGACCGCAGCGTGGGTAAAAGTGCCGGCGATGAACTACGCGCAGCATCTTTTCGCGGCGACGGAGAGCCTGACAAAAGCGAAGAAAGTGAAGCAACCACGCGACGATTAGGCGTGCGTCTTCAAATAATTTTCGACGCGAAACTCAATCCCGCGAATGCTCTCCCACGTGTGCGCTTCGGGCCTGAGAACAGTTCGTAAGCGTCGTGGTAGAGCTTTGTGTCATCGATCTGCTGCACCGAGCTAACGGATTTGATAGTGCCCCACTTCTCCGGCCCCTACGAACTCGATTTGTGGCCCAAGGCTCGCCAAATCCCGTTTCGCGGTGGCGATTGAGACGGTGAACTGCTTCTCGTAATCTCGTCGTGTCAGCCGCTTGCCTTTGCGGAGCTGGGTGAGGAACCACTGCTTTCGTTCTTCCCCATCCGATTTCTCCGGCACAGCCACCTTGCCGTTCTTGCGCGTGACGCCGGCAGCAACCTCGACGGTGAGTTTGGGCGAGAGCTGATACCCGCGAGGCGTGGTGGCAATGATGTCGTTGCCGTCGCACGCCAGCCCGGCCTGTTCGGCGAGCAACTCAGATGCTCGCTTGCGGAACGTCTTCACCGCTTCAGCGATGGCCTTCTCCCCGCGCTCCACCTTGATTCGGTCAGCGAGGTCTTTGCCGGAGCAGGCTGGGAGGACGCATTTCGCCGTCCGGACGCAGAGCAGATTGATGATCTGCCAGATGCGACCGCTCGTGTTTTCGCAGAGTCGGACGCCGCACAATTCAACCGCCTCAGCGGTGACGATGAAATCGCCGCCGGTGAATGGCGTCAGAGCATGGCGTTTGGTCGTCGAAATCCGCGTGCGTTCGGTCGATGGAAGCCGGCGAGCGATGGCGTCGCCGATGGCTGTTTCGAGATTGTCGAAGGGCTTCTTCACGAAGTCGCTGGCACCGAGCTTGAAGACGCGCGTGGCGAGGTCGGGGCTGTCGTGACCATGCGCGGTGACGACGATAACGGGCGTGTGCCGATGCAGGACTGAGCCGCGAATCTGTGACAGCAAGTTCGTGCCGGTCGGGATGAGCGGGGTCTTGCCGAAGCGCGTCGGGAGTTCGAGATCGAGCAGGATGTAGTCGTAACCTTGCTCCTTGAGCCGCAGGAGCGCGTCGTCCTGGCAGCCGACGGAATCGAACGTGTGACCCATTGATTCGACGCGGTCTTCAAGCGCCTCACGGACGCCTGGATTGTCGTCGATGATGAGGGCGTGCAGTTTCACCATAGCGTTTCCTCCCGGCCTTCAATGGGCAGCAGCACAGTTACCCGCGTTCCTTCGTTCTCCACGCTGTCGATGTTTATCGATCCTCCGTGGGCGGCGATGTTCCGCCGGGCGATGGGCAGGCCAAAGCCAGTGCCGCTAAGCTGCTTCGAAGTCCGCCCCGGCACGAAGCGGCGGACCTCTTCCAGTTCGAGCGCGGAAAAGCCCATCCCATCGTCGGCAATCTCGACCTCGATCCACTCGCCTCGCAAGGCACGGGCAACGAGACGTATTTCGCCAGCACGGAAGCGGTTCGCGTCAATGGCGTGAGCTTCAAACGCGTTCTTCACCAGATTGCGAAAGGCGAGGACGATCTGGACTCGAGAGACGCCGACGGTGAGGTCCAAAGGCACCTCGGCGGAAAACTGCACGGACGAAGCATCGCACCCCCGAGCGGCAAATTCCTCACGCACCATGTTCACGGCCTCATTCACCAAGTCGGCAATGCGTTCCGTTCGCCGTTCCCGCGACGGTGCTTGCGTGTAGAGGCGCATATCGTCGAGGAGACGTTCGAGGTAGCCGACGTGGGTAGTCATCCGACCCGCGAGCCTTTGAGTCAGCGCGGCATCGGTGCCACCACTGCGGACGAGCTGCTCGATGTTGGATTTCATCGCCGTGGCCACGCTCCTCATCTCGTGGACCGACGCGCCGACGAGTCCTTCATACATCCGCTGCGCCACATCGCGGGCGAGCCGCGCAATCTTTATACCCTGCGATTTTTCCAGCCGAGCCAGATCGTCTTCCACTTTATCCAGCCCGCGGCGGCGTTTCGCTTCAGTGTTCTGCCCACGTCGACGGCGCTCGACCGCACGTTCGGCGGAACCTTTGACGAAAGCATTTTCATCGGCGGTCAGTTGTGCGGCGAGTGGGGCGAAATCCGAATCGGGCAGGACGTGCAGGGCGTCGGCGACTTCCTTCCGAACCTCCCACTTCGTATCGCCTGCGAGCAGCCGGAGCAGCGCGGAAGCCGACGACGGCGCGGTTTGGCCTGGACTGAGCAGCAGTGCTGCGTCGCGCACGAACTGCGCGCGGCGGGTCCACGCGAAGGCGTTTCGATCCGCTGTCAACGCGGCCACTGCATCATCCAAACTGGGCACGGCCTCGGACATCAGAATTGGTATCGCTTGCCGCGTTTGCGGAATGCTTCCTCCCCGCCTTCGAGCAGTGTGACGATGCTGTCCTTGCACTCATCCACGGTGCCTTCGCGCGTCTTTCGTCCGTGCTCGCCATCGGACTCCATCACGACGACGCGCTCGGCCTCTCCAAGCACGGGGATGTTTGGATTGTGGGTCACGAAGATGAGCTGCCGGGTCGCTTTCACCGCTTGGATATTGGCCACAACAGCCTCGAAAATGAAGCTGTTATCGAGGTTGTCCTCCGGCTGATCGATGAGCAGCGGGTTTTCGCTTTCAAGTAGCAGGATTGGCAGAATCGTCGTGCATTTCTGGCCGGTCGAAAGCTGCGTCGAGGGTTTGTAGCCTTCGCCGTCGCGCAATTCGATGGTTGGCTCATCGAGTAACTCCACGGTTTCCAGCTCAGCGAGCGTTGTCGGACGATTGAACGTGACCATCATCTTGGCAGCCTGGTCTGCGTTGAGTTCGCCACGATCCATCAGCAAGCGCGAATCGCCCGCACGCACGAGAGCCGCCAATTGCGTTGGAGGCAGCAGCCGGACGAGCTTTTGCGCGATCATACCCCGCTGCACACCGGCGCCTTTGAGCGTGTCTTCGATGAGACGCTGGTAGGTATCCGGGTTGCCATCCTGCGCCACGGTCACGCGGATATTCGGTGCGAGAGCACGGTTCAGCCGGTCGGCGATGCCCTTGCGAAGATTGAAGCGCCGATCGCGTAATTCGGACAGTTGCGTGATCAGCTTCTGATGTGACTCAGAGTGTTTCGCGAGTTGCCGGGCAATTTCGTCCGCTTCGCGTTTGCGCTCACCGAGTTCATTGCGGCGGCGTTCAAGAGTGGCGCGCTCTGCCGACTGTGCTTGATGCTGCTTGTGTTTCTCGATCAACTCGCGGAACGCGAGTTCCTGCTGCTCGTGTGCGTTTTGCAGCTCCGTCTTGAGGGCGCTCAGATTCGCGAGAAAATCCTCAATTGTGTGGCGCGCCTTGTTGAGGTGGCCGTCGGTCGTGGTCGCGCTCGCGAGCATTTGCGTGTGCAGCCGGGTCAGGATCGCGGCATTAGGGCCGGTGAGCAGGTCTTTAGGAAGGTGGGTTCCGGTGATCGCCTTGGCATGTCCGATGAGTGACTGGATCTGCTCTACGTATTCGCAAAGTGAAGTGCTCGCTGTGCGCACAGCCCGAACTTCCCGGTCGCGGTTCCCCTTGAGCCGGTGGGCTTCGTTGATCACGGCTGCGTCGTTGCCTTGCCCACCCGCGAATGCGGCGAGCTTCGCCTCAATCACGGGCAACTGCTTGGCTTCTTCCTCAGCGGTCGCGCGCTTCGTGGTCAGCGTTTCAACCTCGCGGGCCAGCGCTGTGATGTTCTGGCAGACCACGCTGATATGCGCATTCAGACCGACAATGTCGTCCGCCGTGAAACTGTCGATGAGGTCGAGTTGATACCGACTCTGATCGGCGATGGATTCGACTTCGTTTTGGCTGAACACATCGGCGCGGAAGAGCGACTTCACTGCGATGCCTGTCGGCTGACGTTTCAGGTCCAGAACAATGGGGTCCTCGTCGACTGCCCGGCTGATGATGTAGTGGAGCCCGTCCGCGGTTTCGATCTCGAGTTCAATCCGGCCGCCTTCGAGGTTGCCATCGACGAGCGCCTCAATGCGTTTCCGAGCCGAAGCGGCCACTTCGCGACGCGGCAGCGCGTCCATCGCGTAGCGGATGAGTTCGAGGATGGTCGTCTTGCCGGTGCCGCGCGCGCCGATGATGCAATTGAGGCCGGTGGCGAGGTCGATGCGCACGCCATCGAGGAAGCCGCCAATGATCGAGAGGCTTTTGAGTTGGTGTCTGCGTTTCGTTTTCATCGAGACGACCAATCTTGCGAAAAGCCGGTATCACCAAGCGAAACCCGGCTCGGTATCACAGTCCATATGGCGCGCGTGATACCGGTATCACGGATCGGCTGATACCGGCATCGTCAGCCGGGCGGCGCCATCCGGCTGACCGTACGGGATTGGTAATTCGGAACCGCACCGGGAGGACACGATACCGGCACTCATGGGATTTCTCGGCCCGTCACGCAAACCGCGGGGCACCGAAAATCAAAACCAAATCGCAACCATGAGTATTCTCGCATCCACCATCCATCGCGGCCCGCTTGTTCGGGCGCAGAAGACAGTCATTTACGGCCCCGAGGGCATCGGCAAGACCACCCTTGCGGCGCAGTTCCCATCGCCTGTGTTTCTCGACACCGAGGGCGGTACCCATCATCTCGACGTGGCGCGTTTCCCCGCGCCAAAGACTTGGGATGACGTGACGAAAACTATCGCCGCACTCGCGTCCGAGCCGCACGAGTTCAGGACTCTTGTCGTCGATACGGCGGACTGGCTTGAAAAGCTCCTCATCGAGGACGTCTGCCGCCGCGCGAACAAAACGAGCATCGAGGAATTCGGCTACGGCAAAGGCTACGTGGTGCTCGCGGAGGAGGTAACAAAGTTCCTCGCATCGCTCAATGCGCTGCTCGCTCGCGGAATGCACGTCCTGCTGCTCGCGCACTGCCGAATTGCGAAGTTCGAGCAGCCCGACGCGGCGGGCGCGTATGATCGCTACGAGCTGAAGCTCACCAAGCAGGTCGCGCCGCTGGTGAAGGAGTGGTGCGACATGCTGCTCTTCGCGAACTACTTCACGAAGATCGCGGAGAATGACAGTGGCAGAAACGCGGTGTCGGCGGACGCGAGCGCAAGCTCTATACGACCCACACGGCCGCGTGGGACGCCAAGAACCGGCACGGCTTCGAGGAAAATCTGCCGTTCGAGTTCGCCGCCGTTGCGTCGGCTTTCGGTGCCAGCACAGAAATCAAACCAGTGGCTCCGGTCGCGAATCCCGTCGAGAGGCTCGCGGAGTTGGTCTCCGGAAAAGAAGACGTGGTGAACGCATTCCTTGTCGCTCGGCAGCAAATCAAGACCGGGCAGACGTGGCGTGATGTCGCACCCGACTACGCCCTGCGCGTCATCAGCAAACCGGATGATTTCCTCCGCGCCGTCGAAGCGCAGCTCGCGAACGGAGGTGCGAAATGACCCTTCGCCCCTCGAATCTCCCGAAGCTCGCCATCTGCGCGTGTTTTGAGCCGAATCCGGATGCGGGCTCCGCAGCAGCACGCGGTACCATGCTGGATGGTGTGTTCCGGCGCCGCGTCCACGGCGACAAGTCCGACGACACGGCCGTCGCGAAGGACGAACTCGACGCGGTGGATTGGGCGATCAACCAGATCGCCGCGATTGCCGGCACGACGGAAATCGTCACCGCAGAAGCCCGCTGCAAAATCGAGTGCCTTGGCCTCACCGGGACGGCGGATGCCTGGCTGCCGGAGCTGGGCATGAGCGCGGATCTCAAGACCGGTCAGCTCCGAAACTACCGGGAGCAGATGGCCGCCTACGCACTTGGTTTCATGGAAGCAACCTTTTGCAGCGAATGGACGGCGCATTTGCTGTTCTGCGATCAGCGGCAGTTCGTCACGTATCGTTTCAACTATGAGGAAGCGAAAGCGGTTGTGAGTGAAGTGATCGCCCAATTCCACGACCCCGCGAAACAGCCGGTGCCGTGTGACTACTGCTCGTGGTGCGCGAAAGCTGAGACGTGTCCAGCCCGGCTTGAACTTGCGGCGGCGGGGCGCTGACGCCCGCCGGGCCGGCGTTCAACTTCGAGGCCGTCCTCGCGGACGACGAGCAGCTTGGTCAATTCCTCTCCGCCTGTGCGGTGCTCGATGATTTCCGCGAACGCGCGGAGGAAATCGCGAAGAAGCGCCTCATTGGCGGCGACAAGATTCCGGGCTGGAAGCTGAGCAGCCGGAAGGCGCCGGAGTTCGTCTATCACGATGCGGTCGGACGCTACATCGACCGCTTTGGTTTCGGCGCGGTACTCGGCGCTTACGGCAATCTCAGCGGCGCGAAATTCCGCGAGCTGTGGGCCGCGAAGATGCCGGCTGACACGCCCTTTCCCGAGGAACTCATCCAACGCGGAGCCGGCTCGGTCAGCTTGCGGCGCGTCTCCACCAAACCCACGACCACCAAACCCACACTCACTAACGCCTAAACGCCATGCCTTCCTACCGCTCATCCGAACCCACCGCCCGCCCAGATTTCGTCGAGCCGGGCGAATACACCGTCGAAGTCGTCAACGCCGAGGAAACCGTTTCCCAGAAAGGAAGCGACATGATCGAGCTGAAGCTCCGCGTGCATCCCAGCGGCGCGACCATGTTCGACCATCTCGTGTTCATGGAGTCGGCGTTTTGGAAGATCGACTCCTTCCGCGCCGCGACCGGCGAATCGGTCACGCCGGACGAAGAAGTCGATATCCACGCCGATGACCTCATCGGTCGCACCGGCCGCGCGCGGCTCACCATCGAGGAATTCAACGGTCGCAAGCGCAACAAGATCGCCGCCTGGCTGCCGCCGAAACCGGCAGCATCCGCGCCGGCGGCAGTCGCAGCAACTGCAGGCACCAAGCCCAAGGACGATGACAACATCCCCTTCTAAGGTCGCATTGCGCGGCTATCAGGTCGCGGCACACGAAGCGATCCAGCGCGGCTTCGCGGAGCATCAGCGTCAGTTGCTGGTGCTCCCGACCGGCGGCGGCAAGACCGTCGTGCTCGCACATCTTGCGGCTACGCATCAACCGCGGCGGACGCTCGTGCTCGCGCACCGCGAGGAACTCATCACGCAGGCCGTGGACAAAATCCGCGCCGTCACCGGACTGATTCCCGAGGTTGAAATGGCCGACTTCCGCGCCAGCCTGAACGCTCCGGTCGTCGTGGCCAGTGTGCAAACGCTGGTACGCAGCTCGCGGCGCGAACGCTGGCCCCACGATCATTTCGGCCTTCTGGTCGTGGACGAAGCCCATCACTCGCTCGCGGACAGCTACCTCAACACGCTCCGCTACTTCGATGAAAACGCTTTCGTGCTCGGCGTCACCGCGACGCCTGATCGTGGCGACAAGAAGAATTTGGGTCGCTACTACCAGAACATCCCGTACGAGGTGACACTGCTCGATCTCGTGCAGCAGAATTGGCTCTCTCCCATCCGGGTGAAGACGGTGCCGCTGGAAATCGACCTGGACGACGTGGGCACGACCGCCGGCGACTACAACGCCCAGGATCTCGGCCATGCCATCGAGCCCTACCTGGAGCGCGTCGCCGACGTGCTCGCGGAGCACGTGCAACGGAAGATTCTCGTCTTCCTCCCGCTGATCTCGCTCAGTCGCGGCTTCGCCGAGCTCTGCCGCCAACGTGGACTGCGTGCGGAGCACGTCGATGGCACGAGCGACGACCGGGGCGACATCCTCGCACGCTTTCGCCGCGGCGAAACGCGTGTGCTCACTAACGCCATGTTGCTCACCGAGGGCTATGACGAGCCGAGCATTGATTGCGTTGTCTGCCTGCGGCCGACAAAAATCCGCTCGCTCTACAGCCAGATCGTCGGGCGAGGCACTCGGCTCTATCCGGGCAAGGATCACCTGCTGTTGCTCGACTTTTTGTGGATGAGCGAGGAGCACGTGCTGATGAAGCCGGCGAACCTCATCGCCGCCGACGCCGAGGAAGCAAACGCCATCACCGAGGCGCTCGGCTTTGGCGGCGATCTCGAGGAAGCGAAGGGCAAAGCCGACGCCGACCCGTGCGGCCACGCTGCGCCAGCGCCTCCGCCAGAATGCAAAGCGCAACGCGCGGACATTCGACGCGCTGGAGTTCGCCCTGTCGCTGGGCGACGTGGACCTGGCCGACTTTGTGCCGACGATGCCCTGGCATGGCGACCCGGCCACGAGCCGACAGCGCGAGATTTTGGGCAAGTTCGGCGTTGATCCCGGCACGCTTACCTGTAAAGGCCAGGCAGCGGCGCTGCTGGACAAGCTCTTCCTCCGCCGCGACCTCGGCCTCGCCAGCGCCCGCCAGGTGCTCTGGTTGCGGAAGCTCGGCCATCCGAAACCGGAACTCGCCACCTTTGACGAAGCGAAGCAATTCCTCGATGCGAAGTGGAGCAAACCCGCCGTGCCGGCCCAGCCATGAGCCGCCTACTATTCAACGAGTTGGAGGCGAGGCTGTCGCGCGTCCACACGATCCTCACGGAGCTTCTATTGAACGAGCAGTGCCTACCCACAGATGCGTCAGACCTTGCCGATGAAGCCGAGGAACTGACGAACGAGGCAAGGGATATCCTTCATCAAGGGTATGCCTACTTCGACTCACAGCTCGGAGACCGCTTATGAGCTTCCGATACCACTCGCGCCCGCCCCTACCGCCACGCACGCTCGATTATCTCGCGCGTGGGGCGGCCGAGGGGCAGCGCAACGCCGAGTTGTTCGACGCTGCGTGCCAGTTCCGCGATGCGGGTTTCCGCGCCGAGGAAGCCGAGCAGCAATTGCTCGCCCGCGCCACGCTCGATGGCTTGAGCGAAGCCGAAGCGCGCTCGGCGATCCGTTCCGCCTTTACCCACGGTGCCCGCGAGCCGGCGGTGGGTCATGCGGCTGAACCTGGGGCCTTGCCGCCGCCGAAACGCGTGTCCGCGGTACAGCCGCCAAAAGCGCCACTAGCGCCGGTGTCGCTGCCTTCGCCCATTGAGGGTGGATTCACCAAACTGCTCGACGCTTGCTTTGCCGCCGAGGAGTTCGTCGCCATCGCCCCGGCGCGCGAAGACGAGGCTGGAGACGTCGTGCCGACGCGCGGCGTGACGATGACACGGGAGGAATGGAAACAGCGCATCGTCGCGCGAGGCGGTATCGAGAAGTGTTTCAGTACGACGCTCGGATTGTTCGTGCGCATCAATCCGATGGCGAAAAACGGAGCGAAGAACGAGCACGTTACGTCCTTCCGGCACGCGCTCGTCGAGTTTGACCGCGACGATGGCGGCACGCAGATCCCGAAGGAACAGCAACACGCCGCCATTCTCGCTAGCGGGCTGCCGGTCTCGGCCGTCATCGACTCCGGCAACAAGTCGCTCCACGCCTGGGTGCGCGTGGACGCGCCCGATGCGGCGGAGTACCGGCGGCGCGTGGACATCATCTGGGATTGGTTTGAAGGACGCTGCCTCGATCGCCAAAACAAGAATCCATCACGGCTGTCCCGCTGTCCCGAGGGCCGACGCACCGTGGAGGGCGAGGTCCGCATGCAGCAACTCCTCGCCCTCCATGTCGGCGCGAAATCGTGGTCCGAATGGGAAGCAGCGCATGCGGCCGATGGTCTGCCGAAGATCATTGGCGGCGCGGAGTTCATGGCCGTGCCGAAGCCGGAACCGCCGCAACTCATTACCGGCGTGCTGCATCAGGGCAGCAAGATGATCCTCGGCGGCGCGAGCAAAAGCCGCAAATCATGGACGTTGATCGACATGATGCTCTCCGTGAGCACCGGCGTGACGTGGTGGGGTTTTGCCACGCAACGCGGGCGTGTGCTCTACATAAATTTCGAGCTGCCGGATTTCGCCTTCCAGCATCGGTTGCAAGCCATCGCCAGGCACAAAGGCATTACCGACTTTACCGGCATCGATCTTTGGAATCTGCGCGGGTTCGCCACCGATTTCTCCGTGCTCATCCCGAAGATTCTGGCCCGGGTGAAGGATGAGCGATACGCGCTCATCGTCCTCGACCCCGTCTACAAGGGCCTCGGCAAGCGCGACGAGAACAAGGCCGGCGATATCGCATCGCTCTGCAACGAGATCGAGCAACTCGCCGTTCAATCCGGAGCGGCTGTTGTCTTCGGTGCGCACTACTCCAAGGGCAACCAGGCGGGCAAAGATGCCATCGACCGTATCGGCGGCAGCGGCGTTTTCGCGCGCGATCCCGACGTGATCCTGACTATGACGCCGCACGAGGATGACAATGCCTACGTCGTGGATCTGACGCTGCGGGCCTTGCCGCAGGTCCCATCCTTCGTTGTGCGGTGGGCTGGCTGCATCTTCCAACGTGACCAGCACGCGGACGCCACGCGGGGTGAAGACCATCGCCAAACCTGGCGGCAAAAAGAAACCCGAGCCGCAGGCCCATTACCGGCGCGGCAGCCATGCCGACCGCTATGGCGCCATGTTCGAGCAAATGCCGCCAATGGCGAACCACGCGGAGATGGAGCACAGCGATGTGCTTCACCATATCCTGCGCACCATCGAGGCCTCCGGCGAGAGCTGCACGCCGGTCAAAGCCAAGAACGTCTTCGACAGTCTGCGCCACAAGAGCTGCGGCATTATGGTCTTTGAAATGCCGTGCTGGCGGGGTCGCAAATACCGCCCGGAAGGAGGCGCGCAATGAGCGCGTTTTCCGTCGTAAGTCGTTCCAGGGAGCTTTTCCCTGGCATTCCCCAGGGGAAACTTTCCCTGAGTTTCCCTTGGGGAATTCCCTATTTATTCTCTTACGAGAATAAAGCGCGAAACCGCTTCCACGGTCTTCGCGCGCGCCATCGCGCTCACTTGGAGTTCGCGCGAGCGCAAGTGGTGTCCGCCAGATCGCCAAACGGAGTCGTCAACCCATGAGCTACCAAGCCGACGACTACTCCAAAAAGCAGACGATCAAGGACGCCTCCTACGCCCGCGACTACAAGGCCTGGCTTGCCACGCTCACGCCCGAGGAACGCTGGCGTGTGGCGGAGCTGGGCCTCGACGCCCCGCTGCTGCCCAAGGACGGCGGTGGCTTCCTCGACAAGGATGCTGCGGATTCGCCAATGGCCTCCGAGGCACCCGCGCCGATCCCCGAGGACGCGCCGCCGGAAGCCACTGCCGGGATTCTCGGGACCGAGGACGTCTGGGACGTTCTCCGCCGACTGGTTGGCCAGTTATTGGCCGAACGCAACGCGCGCCTCAGTCTCGAATGCCTCGCGCTGGTCAGCGGGCTTTCTTTTCTGGGCGACTCGATGACCGCAGTAGCCCGGCGCCACGGCGTCACCCGCGCGGCGGTCTCAAAACGCTGCGTCGAACTGACCGAACATCTCAATCTCCTGCCTTCGCGCGCCATGCGCTCTTTGACAGCCCGCCGCGCCTATCGCGCGGCCCAGGTTTCCACCCGCACCCACTATGAACGATTTGGCCATCATCACTCCTAAAGTCAGGATCACACCGCTGGGCCTCGATGTTCTAGAGGACCTCACGTTCGAGGAATGGAGTGAACTCGCTCCTCACCTCGGCCAGGCCGCCCGCTCCATCTCCTTCGTGATCGGCGACTGGCTGATCTATGGCGACCGCTTTGCCGTCCAGTTCCCGCTTCCCGGTTTCACCGAGAAACTGCCCCGGACGGAACCCGAGCGCTATGAGAAGGCGATGGTCAATACCACCCTGGATCGGGTCACGCTGCGCAACTACGCTTACGTCGCCCGGAATGTTGGAAAGTCGTGCCGAAACGACTTCCTCTCGTTTGACCACCACCGCGCTCTTGCGTCGCTGGATGAGACCAGTCAGCGGCACTGGATTGCCACCGCTTTGGCCGAGATCGACGCCGGACGGCGCATGACCGTTCGCCGTTTCCGGCGCTCCATCGAGGCCGGGCGCGTCCTCGGTGTGGAGGAACTCTACACCGATACCGGCGACACGGGTCTAACCAATCACATTCCGTTCGTGAACGGTTTGGTAGGTTGGTGGGCGCGGATGCGCAAGGCCGGATGGCTCCGGACCGCGACCGCCGAAAAGCGCGCTGCACTCAAACGCGATCTTCAGCCAGTGGCCGACATCATTTCCGAACTATGATCACCGACATCCAAGACCTCGAACAACAGAAAGCCCTCGACCACATCCGCGAACTGATGACCGCCCACTGGCGCGAAGCGCAGGACGCACAGGACGACGACGGCAAATTCGGTATCGCCTTCAAGGCTACTTTCGACCACGGGGCATCGCCGACAAAGTTGAAGGTGACCTGCCGCATTGCCAAGACGATCAGCGACGAAATCGAGAGTGAGGTCGAAGATCCACGGCAGCCGAAGCTGTTGTGACGAGCAAAACGGCCGTACCAAGCGTCAGCAATATGAAAAGTGCTATCCCGGACGGCTTTTGAGACAAAAGCGTTCTCCACCCCAAAGTATGTCTGATTTCGATTCATCGCAGCGACCGCCACCGTCCCCGCCGATTGCCTCAGAAAAGGTCTCTATCGAGCGAAAAATCTTTTTCCTCGACCTGAAAGAGAATCAAAGAGGGCGCTTCCTCAAAATCACTGAGGATGTCGGCGGGCGGCGTGATACGATCATGCTACCAGCGGAAGCTTTTAAGGAATTCGTCGAGGCGTTGGAGCGACTGATCGATTTTGAGGCAAAGCTTTAGAAGGCGATCCGGGCGGCTCTCGAAGGTAACTGCCTTTATTTTGACAGCCGCCAGGGAGCGTGAAGCTCCTACGTCATCGAGACGCCATTCCGCCGTCCCGGCTCGAACGGAAGTTCTTCCTCTTCTGGCAATCGCTGGGCGGCCCCGATCTAAAACGCGAGTTCCGATTCCACCAGACGCGCAAATGGCGCGCGGATTTCGCCCACATCGAGAGCCGCACCCTCATCGAGATCGAGGGCGGCATCTACATCCAGGGCCGACATAACCGTCCGCAGGGCTTCGCTGCGGACGCCGAGAAGTATCTCGAAGCGGCCCTCGACGGCTGGTGCGTTCTTCGCCTGACCGAGCTTCAGATCACCGCTTCCACCGTTGAGCGGATCATCGCGCTCATCCAAACGGCAGGTGTAAAGTCGGTGTAAAGTCAGAGCCCAACTTTACACCTTTTGGAGGCTCGTTTTGGCCACGTTTCCGGCCAGATATATCCGGTATAAACGGCTCATCAAAAGCACTTTGTAATCGCGTTTTCAGTGCGTAGCAGGCCGATTTTGCGACGACAAAAAGTGGAAGGTTCAAAAACACTTCCTCATAGGATTTGAGTGATGGTCGCCTCACCCAAGTGCCAGAACGAACTCGGGAATAGATTTCCTCCTCACCGCAGTCGTAAACGGAAAATCGCCTCGCCGTCTGCTGAGTTTCCGCCAAAGTAGGGGAAATGTCACAGGCGGATTCTATTGGAGCCTTAACACTCAACCTGCTGGGACGCAAGTTTCGGCAGGGGCGGCCACTATTTGCTCCCCCGGCTCAGTCGGTGCGCAGTTATGGGGCCGCGTACGCCGAAATCTGGTTCCCATCTGGGGGATGCCACTTCGACGCGAAGGGCGAATGCACAATGTGCAATTATGGGCGTTCGAGGAAGGTCAGCGCCGCGACGATGATTGAGGCGGTACGGGCGGGACTCGCCAGTCTGCCAATAATCCCAAAAACTTTATGGGTGAGTGCGTTCAATGTCTTGGACGATCGCGAAGTCTCCCCGGAAGCGCGCCGCGGTATTTTTGCCGTGCTCGAAACTACGCCGGTGGAGCGTGTGTTGCTCGAGACGCATCCGTTGAGTGTAACCACAGAGAAGATCCAAGAATTGCAGGCTTTAATTCCTGGAAAATCCCTCGGCATCGAACTTGGGATTGAAACGATGGCAGATTTCGCGCGCAAGTGGTGTATAAACAAGCAACTTACGAAACAAGAGATTCGGCACGCGATCGCGACCATCCAGGCGGCGGGCGCAATTCCCTATGTAAATCTTTTAATCGGCACGCCTTTCCTCTCGGCGGCCGAATGCCTCCGCGAGACTCGGGCTTCCATTGAGGCCCTGTTGGCGCTCGGCGTCCGCGACATCTGTCTTTTTCCCACCCATGTCAAAGAATTCACAGTCGTCGAGCAACTTGCCCGCCTCAACCTTTACCAACCACTTCCGCTGTGGGCACTGGTAGAGTTGCTCGTAAGCGTGCCTCCCGAGACCAGATGTAGTCTTTACTACGCTTGGGTGACCGATGTCGACCATCCCGGAAAGCCGGTCTCCATCCCCCCGCGCACAGGAGCCGAGGTCTACGCCGACGTCGTCTCTTTGCTTTATGCGTACTTGGCGACGCGTGACGACGAGCAGATCGCGAGACTCGCTGCTTTACGAACGCCGTGCCGTGATGAGTTTTGCACCCGCCTCGCGCAGAAGCCCGCTTCGCCGCTGCCGCAACGCATTCTGGAAGGGGTCGAGGCACTTTGCGGAAGTGCCTTGCCTGGTCACTTCGAACGCTACAAGCAGGAAATCATTCAGGAAATTACGAATGACTGGGAAATCGCGTGCCAAGAAACGCACCATCAACTATGTTAACAATGCGCTCAGCCGCCGAACACGAGGTTCCGACACTGCATCGGCTCGGTCTGTCGAGCTTTCAAAATCGGGATCGTTTCGATTGGGGTTGGACTGAGGAGTATTTGCAGTACCTGCTGAGCACTTCAAGCGGGTTCCTCCACGTGGCGGAGGTTGCCGGAGAACCGCAGATCGTTGGTTTGCATTGCGGTGTCTGGAACTACCCGGAATGCCGGGAGGACCAGTGCCGCTTTTATTGGCTGTACATCGACAGCCGATTTCGCCGGCGCGGAATCGGAACACAGTTGATTCAGTATTCGCTAGCGCGCGCCGCAGAAAGAGGCAAGCGGAGCGCCATCGTGGGAATATGGGGTTCGGATGAGCCGGCGAGGCAGGTCGTTGAGCACCTCGGTTTTCAGCAAGTGGAAACGTTGAATCTGATGCGTCTCACGCTGGATTAAACGAGTTGGAGACAATAGGCTGCTTGTCTTCCACCAATCTTTTCCCAAGTGAGTTCTACATCCGGCCCATCCCCAATTTTGATCGCGGAAACCCCGCTGCACGCCGCGGAAAATTATCACCCGCCGGGAAACTTGTTTGTGAAGCTCGAGGGCGAGCAGCCTACGGGCAGCATCAAGCATCGTGCGGCAGTTTTCATGCTAGAAGCAACTCGCCGCGAACTGCAAGATGCCAAACTGGAGCTCATCGAGTCGACCTCTGGCAATCTCGGTGTTGCGCTCGGCTCGCTTGCACCTCATTACGGATACGAACTTCTCTGCATTGTGGACCAGTTGATTCCGTCCTCGAAACTCGATAGGCTGCAGCGGGTCGCAAAAATTCAGAGTGTTCCGGCGACCGGTCATTCCGATGCGCGTGCCGCCCGTATTGCTTTGGCGGAGGAGCTAAGCCATCGCCCGGGCTATTTTTGGGTCAACCAGTATGCCAGCGAATCCAACCGGCGCGCGCATCTCGAATCGACCGGGCCAGAGCTCTCGCGTCAGGTCGGAGCTTCATTGAGGTGGCTCGTCTGTTCCATCGGCTCGGGCGGCACGGCCTGCGGTTTGGCCGCTTGGTTCGCTCGCCAGAATCCCGCCGTCTCCGTGGTTGCCGTGGAACCTTGGGGGTCCACCATTTTCGGAACGCACGCGGCACCTTACCTCTCCGTCGGAGCGGGCTTGCACGAACCGAGCGCCATCGTGAAGCGGTGGGGCAGTCCGCTGGCAGCTCATGCGCAGGTACCGGATTCTGCGGCCATCTCCGAGGTTAAGCGTTTCCAGGAACTCGAAGGAATCGCCCTTGGCATTACCTCCGGCGCTTGTCTAGCCATCGCCCGGCAGCTGGCCGCTTCGCACCCGGGGGACATGGTCGTCGCGCTCTCGGCCGATTACGGAACGGCTTATCGCGATATCATCGACGCCGGCCAAATCATCGACCGCTATCCCTTCCCCATAAACTCACTCAAATAGTGCGCCCGCCGTCCACCGATCAACTTTCCGTCACGGGGGTACGACTTCACAACCTGAAGAGCGTTTCTGTCTCGATTCCACATTTTCGGCATACCGTCTGCACCGGTGTCTCGGGTTGCGGCAAGAGTTCCTTAGTTTTCGACTGCATTTACGCCCTGTGCGAATACGAGTTGCTGCAGTCGCTTTCCACATACGCTCGCGGCGCCATCCCACTGCCTGTCGTGCCGGACGTTGAGCACGCAAGCGGGTTGCTCCCACCGGTTGTAATCGATCAAGCGGACTTGGGACGAAACCCGCGGTCAACCATCGGTACTTCTACGGAAGCCTACACGTTTCTACGGCTTCTTTTCGCCCGTGCCGCCGTGCCGGTGCTCGACGCCAGTGCGTTCTCCTTCAATTCTCCCGAAGGAGCGTGTCCGGCTTGCCGTGGGCTCGGCCAGATTTTGACGCCAGATCCGGAACGCCTTTTCGATCTCTCCAAATCGCTCGGCGAAGGCGCCATCCGACACCGCGCGTGGAAGGTTGGAGGCCGGTACTGGAACATCATCAAAGCCACAGAGTTTTTTGAGATGGACGCTCCTCTCGGTCAGTGGCCCAAGGAAAAGCTCGATCACCTTATGCACGCGGCCCCGGCCGAAGTTGCCAACCGTGTGCCCGGATTCGTTCAACGGTTTACCTTTGAGGGGGTGGTTGAACGCCTCCGCGAGCGGCTCGCCGACGATCGCGGACTCGATTCGGCGGACTACGACGCGCAGTTCTTCACAACACAGTGGTGCGCGACCTGCGGGGGAACAAGGCTCCAGCAGAGGGCGCTGGCCTGCCGTCTGAATGGACTCAATATCGCCGATGCAGCGGGGCTTGCTGTTCCAGAACTGAAGAACTTCGTCCGCAGCCTGGAGATGAGCACCCTCGCCACCGTCGTCGATTCGCTAAGTCGCATCCTGGAAAACCTGGAGATGGTGGAACTCAGTTACCTCACCTTGGATCGCCCTATTACCACCGTTTCCGGTGGCGAAATGCAGCGGATCAAGATTGCGCGGGAGCTGGGTTCCCGTTTGATGGGCATACTCTATATTCTCGATGAGCCTTCGAGGGGTCTTCACGCCAAGAACGTCGAGGCGGTGAATTCGATAATCACCAAACTCAAAGAGCGGGGGAATACGATCCTGAGTGTCGAGCACAACCGCGCGGTCGTGGAGTTGGCTGATAACATCGTCGAACTCGGTCCTGGCGCCGGCTCGCGGGGTGGCCAAATCACCGAGACGGGAACTCCAGCGGATTTCAAAAACAGCAGCGGGCCGACGGGCAGGCTCCTATCTGCGGCGAAGCAGCACATCTCACCGCCCCCGCCGAAAGCGTTTACTGAGTGGCACTTTTTTAGCGATTTGCGGCGCAATAACTTGAAGATTGAGAAACTCAAAATTCCGCGCGCGGCACTCACTTGCCTCGTGGGGGTTTCTGGCGCAGGAAAATCGTCACTCCTGGAGGAGATGCAGTTACGCGATCCCGCTAGCGTGCGCGTGGCTCAGCGGCAGATCGGAGCGTCCGTGCGCTCGAACGTCTGCACCTATCTCAATTTTTTCGACGAAATTCGCAATCTGTTCGCCAAGAAAGCAAATGCGTCCGCAAGCCTTTTCGCGTTCAACAGTGACGGCGCTTGTCCCGAGTGCGGCGGACGCGGCAGCATCACTCTCGATCTCCACTTTCTGGGCAGCGCAATGGCACCCTGTCGCACCTGCAATGGAAAACGCTACCGGGCCGAAGTCCTTGGGTATACTTGGCAGGACCGCAACATCTCCGAAGTCTTGGAACTTCCTGTAGAGGAGGCCGCCACTTTTTTCCGGGAAGGGAAGAAAATCCGCAGCGCGCTGGAGTTGCTCTTGGGATGTGGCCTGGGCTATATCCGGCTTGGGCAGTCGCTGGACACCTTTTCCGGCGGCGAACTGCAAAGAGTGAAGTTGATTTATGGTCTGAACGATCCCACTGCTCTCTATCTGCTTGATGAGCCGTCGCGCGGGTTGCATCCGGACGACATCGAACGCATCGTCTCTTTGCTACGTACGCTCACTGCTCGCGGCAAGACCGTGGTTGCCTCGGAACACTCGTTGGATCTGGTTGCTCGCGCAGACTGGGTGGTGGAATTGGGACCCGGGGCAGCCAATGCCGGCGGGAAGGTGATCGCTGCTGGCACGGTTCGAGAGATCATAAGAGCGACGACAAGCATCACCGCGCAATATCTTAAGTCCTATGTCAGACCTGGAACTTGAGGGCTCGCCGGCAGTGGCTCTGGCCGACTACGATTCGATTGCGCGCGTGTACGATCTCTGGGCCTCTTGCGATCCAGCTTCCAAGCCGTGCTGGGATTTCTATCGCAGGGAAGTGACGCGTCATGGTGGAGTTTGCCTCGAAGTCGGCGTGGGAACCGGTGCTGTCATGCTTGGGGCGGGTCCTACCGTCGCTCACTATTACGGGATCGATCTTTCCCGCAGCATGCTCGCAGAACTGGAAACAAAACGGGCTAGCCTGCCTCCTCTCCCTTTCTCCTACACACTCATCCATGGCGACGTTCGACAAATCCGGCTGAGCGGCCCCCCGCCAACGCTAGCGATTGTTCCCTTTCGCACTGTGGGGCATTTTCTGACTGCAGACTCTAGGATAGCTCTGTTGCGCCACTTACGGGAAATCTGTGCGCCGGGAGCACGCTGCATCCTCGATCACTACAAGTTTAACCTGAAGTGGGCTCAGCAGCACGATCGCGTTACCCGATGGATGGGCGAGGGAACCATCAATGGCCAAACTTTCGTACTCTCGGACACGTATGCTTATGATTTCGCGCGCCGCGAGATGGAATGTCTGCTCTGCGTGGAGGAGATCGCCAGGCATGGGACGGTGGTGAACAAGCGATACAGCGCGTTTCGTTTTTCGTGGCTCGAAGACGACGAAGTCTATCGCTACGCGGAAATAGCGGGGTGGCGGGTCGAGCAACGGTGGGGTGACTTTGAGTATTCCGATTTCTCCGGCGACGCGAAAGACCAGGTCTGGCTCTTACGTGCGCCATGAGGCCGAACGATTGCTACTCGCTCGCCCGTACATCGGCCCGGAGTTCCACATTCCTGTCCCTGCTAGCGCATGCAACTGGCTTGCCTGGAGCAGCCGTTTGGACAGGATACCTGGCTTCGTTGAGTCTCGATCTGGATCTCCCTCGGCGCTGGCTTGCCTCCTGCGTGCCCTATCTCGATCTACTTTTACAGGCCATGGCCTACATGCCTTCCGGCGCGTCCGTTGGCGAGGTCGAGTCGGGGCAGATCGATGATTTGGCCCGTGGCTTTTCGACCGGCGAACACCTCATTCTCGGTCCCTTGGACAGAAGTTCCTTGTGCGGACGACCGGCGCCTTTGCTATGGGAAGGCGCGCCAACTTTTGTGCAAATCATAGGGTGCGAAGAAAATACGGGCGCGATGATCCTTCGCCTACCGGGGACGCATTCGCTTTGCAGCTTGTCCGCAGAGGCATTGGTAGCGCCGCCGGGAATGCGGAGCGCGTGGTTTGCTGCCACCCCGCTTGGCCTACAGGCTTGCGAAGAGCACCTCCGACGCCTTCTGTCCTCCTGCCGTTTGGAGGTAGTTTGCCTTGCGGATCTGGCACGGTGGATGCGTGCGCTGTGCGAACGAATTGCCGGGTGTCCGCTAACCTCGACGGAAAGGCATTGCCTTCGGGCTGCTCTTCGGGCTCTACAGGAGTGTCTGTGCGATGCTACTCTGTTTGCGCAGCGGCTCCAAAAGGTGGCGCAGTTTCTGCCGCCTGCCGAGCACGCATTCCTCATCGAACGGGCTGTATCAGCGATGCACCTGCTCGCACGCGCTCCGTCCGTCCTTGTAGGCTTCGACGTAAATCCAGCGTCCTGGCTGGAGGAGCTTGGGCGCGTGCTGGCGACGACGACGGTGGTGAGACTGGCACCCAAACAATAATATGCCAATTTCCCATGCAAACGTCCTGTTCGGACTGGATTGCGCCAGCGCACCTGTGCGCGGTTCCGTTCCGGCCGAAAACCTGCTGTTGAAGCTCAATCCTGCGCTGCTTCCGGAAAGCGAACCTGCGGCCATAATTATCGCTGCCGAGGCACCGATACTGTCCGATGCGACAATCTCCTACCAGACACTCGTGCATCTGCGGCAGCCCCGCGCTTCCTCACTTGTTTTTCTCACGAGCGCCGGTGAAACGCTCGCGATGGCGCTCCTCGCTGCGAGCCTCACACTTGATGGTGCCGAAGCCGGTGCTTTTGTGCTGGCCTACATTCTTGAAAGCGTCTCCCCCGCTCCTGTCGGCGCGCGGGATTACGAGGCGTTCGCTTTCCTGATCCATCGGGTTCCCCCGCCGGACTGCGCCGTGTTGGTGGCGGAACTTAAGGAAGGCACGTCCAAGAGTTTCGCCCGTGAGGTTCTTTCCGCGGCGGCACTGCAGCGGATTGTCGAGCATGCCCGTGCGGCTCGGCCTCTCAGGCAAACCACGCTGCTAATCGGTCGCGCTCCCGGGTTGGACGGGGAGCAAAAATGTCATTTGCTGCGCCTACATGAGAAAGAAATGTGAAGCTTTCTGGCAACGATGGGCAGCCGAGCCGGGGAACTTGTCTGCCACGCTCGAAACGCCGAGGTATTTCTATTCGGGCGAACTGCTCACCCTCGCTTGGCACGCCCTGCACTCGAGTCTGCCCGCGGACGCGCAACTGCTGTACTCGCTGAAGGCCAACCCGCATCCGACGATCGTACGCTACTTTGCCGAGCACGGTGCGCTTTTCGATGTGGCCAGCCGTGGGGAAATGGAACTGCTCCTGGCGACCCAGGGCTCGCTGCAGCGGGCGGTATGGATCAGCCCGTGCAAAAGGGAAGCAGACTATCTCTGGGCGGTGCAACACGGCCTAGGCGCATCCGTGATCGATTCCAGAGAGGAAATAGGCACCGTGCGCCGGGTTGCGGCGACCCAGCCAGACACCATGCCCAGCTATCTGCTACGCGTTCAGCGACGCGCGGCTTCCGCGGGGACTTCCCTCTGGGCGGACTCGCAGTTCGGTGTCACTTTGGATGAGGCAATCGAGTTTACGCACACCCTGCGCCGGGACGGGATCCAGATCGCCGGGTTGCACGGCTATTTTGCCTCAAACCTTTTCGCCGAACAGGAGATTGCCCAAAATACCCAGGACTTGATGGCGCAGGCGCTCACCTGGCAGGCGTCTACTGGCACCTCGATGCGTGTCCTTGACGTCGGAGGAGGGTTTGGCTGGCCGCTTGGCGTTGAGGACGGCGAGCTTTCGTTACCGAGACTCCGGGACTGCCTAGCCCCCCTGGCCGCGGAGTTTTCCCCAGGCACTGCATTGTGGTTCGAATCGGGCCGTTTTCTCACCGCCGGCGCGGGTGTGCTCGTGCTCACCGTGATGAGCGTAAAAGAGCGCCCCGGCACGACCTCCGTCGTGCTAGACGGCGGAATGAATATCTTCGGCCTTCCCTCGATGCGCCTGGGATTTCGTCCGCTGACGGTGATTCTTCTCGCGCGCGAGTGGGCTGGTCCCCTGCAGCCGCACACGCTTTTCGGCCCCTTGTGCACCCCGGGGGACAAATTTTGCGAGAAAGTGCTGCTGCCACCGCTTAAGGCCGGTGACCGCTTGGCTATTCTGCATGCGGGTGCTTACGGAGCCACGGCGGGGCGCTCTTCATTTCTCTCTTTCCCGGACGCGCACGAAACTGTACTTGCCGGTTGACCACATCCCATGAACGAAGTCACCGAAATCGAAGAGTTGAAGCGGCTGCTTGCGCAACTTGCCCCAGGGAATCAACCCGCGATCCTCTCCCTTGCGCCCGAAGACAAGCTGCCGTTGGACTCGATGGGAATGGTTAGTTTTGCGGTCGCCTTAGAAGATTATTATGGGCTCAGATTCCGGCCCGATGTCCACGATCTCGTTTCAATTTTTTCCAACCTGCGGTCGCTTGACGAATTCATCGCTCGCGAACGCCAGGCCGCCACATGAGAGACACCAATCCTTTTCTCTCCGCGGTAATGCGGAAGGTGCGAAGCGGCCGTCCCCGGCTAGAGACCGCCGAACCTTTCTTCACGCGGGTCGAGCCGGTCCCCCGGGGAAACTACGTCGAGATTTGGTTCCTGACCTCGGGTTGCACTTGGGATGCCCGCGGCGGATGCACCATGTGCAATTATGGCGCCGGTCCTCAAAACATTGCGCCACTGTTCATGCAGCAAGCCGTGGAGCAGGCGCTCGCGGTGCTTCCAGTCGCTCCTGCCGAGCTCATGGTATCGCCGTCCGGTGGCATGCTGGATGACCGCGAAGTTCCGCCGAAAGCTCGCCAAGGAATTTACGCCGCGATGGCGAAGAGCACTGCCGATCTGCTGCTGATCGAGACGCGCTCGGAGACGGCTACCGAGCGCCATCTCGACGAGTACCGCGCGACCTTTCCACACCGATCCCTAGCCATTGAGTTTGGGTTGGAATCGGCCTCTTCGTGGATCTCGACGTTCTGTGTGAATAAGGGCGCCGAGCCGGACCGCTTTGCCGCCGCCGCCGCCGCCGCACATCGGCGCGAGATCGGCGTCTATGCAAACGTCTGTATCGGCACGGCCTTTCTCTCGGCGCGTGAGTCTGTTGAAGACGCGGTGCAGACCGCGCGGTGGGCCTTCGCGCACGGAGGCGAGCGGGTGGTCCTTTTCCCTCTGCACATCAAGCGATTCACACTTCTGGAGGTCTTGCACCATGCCGGCCTATATCCGCGCGTCTCTCTCTGGTCGCTGGTAGAATGCCTGCGCCGCTTGGGTTCGGAAAACAGTCACCGGGTCGAGATCGCGTGGTACAAATCGTACTACACGCAAAAATCGAAGATGACCTTCTCCCCTACGACCTGCGACATCTGCCTGCCGACCGTCCTGACGCTCATGGACACCTATCGCCAAACGCAGGATTTCGCCGTTATCGAGAAGCTCGCAGCCTTTTCCTGCGCTTGCCACGAGGAATGGAGAGCCGCCATCGAAGCGGAGCCTTCGTCGTCGCTGCCGGAACGCGTCCTGCGCTCGTACGAATTTCTAGACGATCACCTCGGCGTTGGTGCGCGTGATGAACTTGCGAGCGTTTCGCGTCGGCTTTTTGTAGAAGAACCCTTCACCTATGCTACTTGGAAGGCCCATGATCTCGCTTGAAGTCGCGCAGAATTTTCTCCGCCGGAACGTTCCTTCCGGCAGACCTATGCTTGTCTTCCTTTCCGGCGGAGTCGACTCCGATGTCGTGGCCCGTCTGGCTGTCGCCACCTTCGGCGCCGCGCGCGTCGTCGGCGCCACCTGCTTGCAAGCCGCGCAAGATCCCGCTCATCCAGAGAATGCCGCGCGGCTCGCCCGCACTTTGGGCATCGAATACGCGCAATTGAACTTGGGGCAGATGCCAGCCGAACTCGCCGCCGAGCTGGCGCGGGCCTCTCCCCGATTCGACGATGGGGAAAACGGCTGGCTGATCGAGGCGAGAGCCAAGTGCGCTTTGCGAACCTCCATCGCCGCACTCTACCACGATCGGGGCTACTACATCTTAGGGTGTGGCAATCGCACAGAATTGCGCTTGGGGTTCTTCATGCCACTTGGGGACGGAATTTGCCACGCCGCCCCAATCCTGCACTTGTTCAAAACCGAGGTGTATGTCCTTGCCCAGGCATTGGGCACCGACTCCCAAGTGATCGAGCAACCGCCGTCTGCGGGTTTTTGGCCCGGTCAGTCGGACTTGGAGGATATCGCCTACTGGATGCTCCATGGTGGCCCCATCGTCCGGCCCGTGCATTTTTCGGAAGAAGATATCGCGGAGGTCGAACGGATGCGCCGCGTCCTGAGCTTTGCAGGGCTCGACGCGGCCCTTAAGGAATACGAGCGCGGCTCTGCTCCCGCCTTTGCGGCGTCCGTCTCAGGTCTGGAGCTCAAGATCGTGGAACGTGTTTACCGCGTCGCCGAGGCAGCGCGGGCGCTCAAGCTAATTCCCATGTGTGCGTCGCTTCTCTCGGAAGCTGCGCCGACATGAAGACGCTGGCGCTCCTTCTCCGAGCCGCGAGCGCTGACGCCGGATCCGCCGTAGCCCTGCTTTCGGACCGGCATCGGCTCTCTTATGCAGATACGTGGCGGCAAGTGGAGCAACTCGGTTGCGAGTTGCAGGCTGCGGGACTGACGCCTGGGAAGCGTGTAATCGCGATCACATCCCTGACCGTCGAGACTGTGCTCATGTTGGTCGCCATTTCGTGGACTGGCGCCATCATCATTCCGGCCGTCGCCTCGGGGCCTGGAGCCGATCTGAACGGCGTTAGGCAGTTCAGTCCTTGTCATTTGATCGGCACAGCCGAGCATCTCGAACCCTTCGATGTAGAGCTTTGTGCAGAATTCAGGGTGGGTGAAAAGCGTTACTTCCTAGGCCGGTGGGAAGACGACCAAGATGGTGATGCACCGACCCGCGACGAAACCATCTTCCTCACCTCGGGCACCACGGATGGCCCGCTGGGTGTGGTCTGTTCGCAAGCCCAAATCGCTTTCTGCCAAGCGGCAATCCAACAACGGCTCCGTTACGTTCCACAAGATCGCGTGTTGATCGGCGGCCCACTTTCATTCGATTACCACTACTATCAACTGCTGCTCGCCTTTGCCGCGCGCGCGACGTTAGTCGTCTGCGATCAGGTGCAAAACCCCCTGGCAATGGCCGACCGAATTCTCCGGATGAAAGTCACCGTCCTGCCGTTGATCCCATACAGCTTCCGCCTGCTGCTAAAGTCGCGCATGCTGGAAAGGGGCGACTATTCCTGCGTGCGCCTGCTCTCTGCCACCGGAGAGGTGTGGCCCAAGCGCGAAATCGAACTCCTTGCGCAAGCGTTTCCCGCTGCCAGCGTATTTCCAATGTATGGGCTCACGGAGTGCAAGCGGGTCAGTATCCTCGATCAGCGGCTCAATCCGGAGTTACTCGGGGCGGTGGGCTTTCCGCTCACAGGGACACGAGTGCAGATTTTTGACCCCAACCACAGCGCATTGTCCACTGGCGACGTTGGCGAGATCGCCGTTGAAGGACCTCATTTGGCTGATGGGTACTTTCAGCGTCCCGAGGCCACATGCAGACGTTTTCATCAGCACCCGGATGGGAGACGCTTCCTGCTCACGGGCGACCAAGGCTACCTGGACGAGCGGGGCGCTCTTTGGTTCGTCGGGCGTGATACCCAACTGATCAAATACCGGGGCATTCGCACCTCCGCGGCGGCGATTGAAACCGCCTTCCTCCAGTGCCCGAATGTCCAGCGCGCCGTCGCGATGAATGTTCTCACGCGGTCCGGAGAAAAGGTCGCCGTGATGATCGAACTGGCCGATCAGAGCGCTGCCGGCGACACGAAGATCGCGGAGACTGTGCGAAGTCTGTGGCCCTTACACGGGCAGCCGGATTACTTTGAATTCGGCTTCATTCCTCTCCTTGCCAATGGCAAACCAGCCCGCGCCAAGGTTGCCACTTTACTCCATGAACGGTGCACCCGAATCGAATGAACGGAACCCGTGGATCGAAGGAGCTCTGTCGCTCCGTCAACTCTCGTATGGATGCCACGTTCTGGCAGCCTTTCAGCTCATGCCGGAACTCGAGGAATTGCTGAGCGCTACCGAACTAGCCGGTCTTACGGGACTCTGTTTTGGTTTGTCTCACGTCGACAGAGATCGCGCGCGTCAACTCGTTCCTAGTGTTTCTCCTCTTCCGGCATTGTCCAGCGCCTTGGGTGCCTTGGGAATTGCCTCGTCGCTGAAACACTGGGGCGAACAGGAGGGCGATGCCGCGTACCGCGATCTGGCCGTGCAGACCGAACGCCGTCCCACGTTGGTCGGTCCGTTGGATATGGGACTGCTTTTCCACAATCCGTCGGCGCTGGTTTACCGTGGTCTTGATCACATGCTCGTCGCGCTCGAGGTGCACGAACACGAGATACTCGTAACCGACAGTGAAGGATTTCCCGCCGTCGTCATTCCACGGGAAGAATTCTTGACGGCGTGGCGGGCTATCTCCGTTCCTGAATCGCATCGCTCTTTCAATAGTCTATGCGTCGACAGAGTTTCGCCGTTTAGGGATGAGGAGCGTGAACGTGCGCACCTCCGGGAGGCGCTGCTTGCGCAGCGCCCTGCTTCCAGTGCGCACGTCGCGGCCATAATACAGCGGATCAGCGCCAGCCAATCTGAGGACGAGGGCAGTGGATTGGAACTCAATCTGGCGGCTCTCTTGGAGAGAGCGTCATGCACGTTGCAGATTACCTATTATTTCTCCGACGGAGATTGGGCTACCATCTCTGAAGCTCTGCTCGAATTGGTCGCGACGCTCGGCGGCATTCTCGGCCCGCCGCTGGCTCCAGGGCGCCGCATGGCCGCCCTCAAGGGTGTGGCGCGCTATTTCGACCGCCTTTGCGCAGTATAACCCATGCAGATTATTGCGATCACCTACGCCTTGGGTTCAGAGCAAATTCCCGTTGAAAAGCTCGGACTTCAGGCCGCACTTCCTCCGGCGGCGATTGCTCAAATGCTGGACAATGGTTTGCAGACGGTTCCCGTTTGGCCTGGTGAAAAGCGCCCCCTGGCTTTGCAAAGCTTTATCGCCAGCTTTGGACGCGAACAATGCGAAGCGCTTCATTCCCTCAAGGCGGTGATCGTGGCCAAAACTCACTTGGGAGCGCACACGTTGCGAGCCGAGGATGCTCGCGATTGGTTTTCCAGCCGGGAGGGCCATCCGGCGCTCGCAATGGAGGTTACGGGCCAGCCCTGCGCCATCCTGCACAGTGGCGTCGAACTCGCACGAAGGCTTCTTGCGCGATCGAATGGAGAAGAACCCAGCTGCGTCTTGCTGGTCGGTTGCGACGTTGCGGAAAACGCTGCAGAGCGGTGCTATTTTGGAAGCGCCATGGGGGATGCCTGTGTAGCGATGCTATTGAGCATGCGGGCGGGAGGACCAGCCATACTGGGATCCCACGTCGAAACGAACATTGTAGCGCCCCTCGGAGAGCAAAGCGATCCGAACGAGATTGCTCGATTCCGCCAGCATAATGTATTTTGGATTCGCGAGGCCATTTTCAGAGGGTTGGCGAAAGCGGATCGCTCGCTTGATACCCACTGCATCATACTTCCTCACACTCCAAACAGGCACATCGTCGAAGCCATCCGCCAGTCACTGGCTCTGCCGCACGACCGCATCATTTCGGAGTTCATGGCAACGACTGGTCATTGCTGCTCGAACGACTCATTCATCACCTTTGCCCGCCTCGTGGCCCAAGGTAGACTCCAGAAATACTCCACAGCAGTGCTTGTGAATGGCGGATTTGGTGGTACTCGTGGCGTGACGGTGATCGAGCCCTCATCATGAAGCTTCCGCTCAACATCCACCTCTACATCACCCCGTATTGCCCGGTGCCATGCCGGCACTGCTATTATGAGGCGTTGCGGCCCGGGGCACCTTACAGTGGACAGCTTTCGGCAGAGCAAATGGCCAGCGTGATTGTGGCGCTGGATACGGAATACGACATGGACGTTCATTTGGAGGGAGGGGAAGCATTCCTGAGCGACGACCTGGCCGAGCTTCTGGCACGCGTGCCGACGGACACATGGCAAAAGATCACCATCACAACCAGCGGCGCCCTAAAGCCGAAATTCGACGTCAAACTCCTGCGCTCGGTCGGAGATTTGCGCGTGTCGGTGGAAGGAATGAACGCCGAGCAGCATTTCACCTTACGAGGAATGCAGATCGATCGCACCGAGAGCTTCATGCTCGATCTCCAGCGCGATGGCGTTCGCTTTTCCATCCGCTCGACCCTGTTCACGGAGAACGTGCAGCATTGGATGGGGCTTGCTCAATACGCCCGTCAATTGGGAGCTGCCCAATTGTCCTGGTATGAACTCCAACCGGTGGGCCGCGCGAACCAAACGGCCGAGCATGGCTTCCTGACCCCGCAACAGATCGATAGTTTTTTGGCCTCGCTCAGTGCGCAGAGAAGTTCGGACCTTCCGCTCCTGTGTCGCTTTCAGTTTCCTGAGCGGCGCGTGGAAGCCGTCGGCCAACGAACACGCTCATTGAGCGCCTCGGGTTGGCACGTGCGAAGCCTGCCCGATATCCCTAGCCTCACGATCAACCCCAATGGAGATATCGGCGTCAGTCCCTGGAAGATTACTGCTCAACATGTAGGCGACCGGTTCGGAAACGTGAGGGACTCGGGATGGTTGGAAAAGGTCCGAAAAGCTTACGGGGAAGGCAATCTACATGACGCCTCGCCGAGCACCTCTAGGCTTCGCATCAGTTCCGATTAAGACCTGCGCAAACCAAGATGGCGTGAGCGGAAACAGTAAAATAGACATCCCGTTATTGAATCGGGTCACGTCCCCGGGTTCCGTCCGACTCGCCGACAGAGAGGAGGCAGACGTGTGTGTCGAATTCTTTGCTCGTCACCTCACTGAGGACAATGTTTTCTCTCGGGAATTCCTGTGTCCGATGGGAGTGAGAGCGGCAGTGACCCGCGGGCAAGTCATCGTTTGCAAGGTCGGTTTGGAAGTAATTGCGGCAGTCCGGTTTTACTGTCGCAAACGAACTGCCTGCGTTTCAATTTACCAATTTGCGGTGAACCCCACCTGGCGCGGCCATCGGCTTTCGCTAGAGATGATAAAGGCGGTGCCTCGGGGTTTGCGCATTTCATGTTGCTCGCCATCGTCCTCCTTAAATGAGTATTACGTCAAAACGGGGTGGACGTTGCGCCGCCGAAGCTGTCAGAAGAACGAGTGGACATTGCCATGCAGCAGCGCAGAGCAATCACCACCCCTTTGAGTGGTTTCCAAAGCGCCGGGCTCCGCATGCGGGCGGACGAATCCGCGCGACCCTCTTTGGCGCGCAAACCTCGGAGTGACCCGCCGCGCCGAGATCGCGAGTTTCAGCTCGTTACCGCTAAAACAAGTGAATGCCGTGCTGGGTGCGTCCGTTGGTAAATTGCCGTGAATTATCTTTCCGCACCACCGGGCAGTAGACTTTGGTTAAAAACTTTGACTCATCTAATGCAGGCACCATTGAGCCAGCCCCTCCCCCTGCAATCAAAGAGCCATATATTTCGAGCCAGTCTCCGCCTGAGTAGGCGAACTCAGTGCTCGGAAGCTGGTCGTGGAGCAACGTCTCTACAGAAGGCCGGATGTTCGCATACGGACCCTCCACTACAAGCTCCGCATATTGTCCTCCCTGCGTATATGTTAGTGCAAGCGCAGACTCGCGCCCCGCACCATCCTTGTCGAGAATCTCTCGCAGAGCAGAGAACGGGGATGCATTGTTCTGCAAGAACAGACACAACGAAAACGCGGTCAAGGCTGAGTGATCTCCCCTCCACTCGCCGCGCCATCTTGCGCCGTGTGTGATAAGTTGCCCCGGTGCCAATTCACAACCGAGGAGCGAAGTTCTTACGCCAGTCCTTTGCTCCCAATTCACAAAGGACGCATGAAGATCTCTCATTTCAGAATCCGGCGACCGCCCGCTCGTAAAGTGGGTTGGGATTGACGCAATACGCAACGAGGGCAATTCTAGAATTTGCATGGTCTATTCGACAACTTTTAATAAATGGAAGAGAAGCGCAGACGATTTGTGCCTCTGGAGTCAATTGACCGTCAACCAAAATTCTTAAAGGTGGACAGACGGGTTTAGGCGGTTGGAACGGAGCATGATGCTCTTGGCTTTCTGCGTAGAGGCACGTTCAAGGCTTTGGCGCCTGCGTCTTGGAAAGGGCCGAGATTGCGCGTTTAACAGGCGAATTCGGCCTGCGATTTCGGTGAGATGGGCGCTTGTCTCGGACGCACGAAGCACGAACGGCCTTCTGTTTCCAACACGCCGAACGCCCACCGGCTCGTGGCCGCAGGCGCTTGCGTTCAGCCCGGGCGTCTCAACTCTCGTCCAGGTTGCCAAACAGCCGGGCTGGGATGGCTTCAACGCCTTCTGGTCATGCCGGAAGAAATCCGCCTTTCGCTTCCCGTACTACCCCAGAAACCGATGCTTGCACCACCCCCGGCACTCCTCCATCGCGCTCCGTAGCTGCACCGGGTAGCTCGAACCTGCCTTCTTCATCACCACGCCTTCGAAGAAATCGCAGCCAAGCGCGCGGTTCGCCTCGCGAAGCCTCGCGTAAAACGTCAGTGCACCGGCTTGATCTTCAACGCGCAGATTCGGCGTTAGGCACACAGCATTGATCGGAACTGAGCGCGTCGTATCTCCCGAGAACACCGGATCGCGAGGCAGCAAAGATTCCAGCATCGCCCGCCGCTGCTCGTAGCTCGGCGTTTTGGCTTCTTGAACCACATCCAGCACGACGAGCGTGCCACGACCGAGATTGTGGCGGCGTTCCAACGCTTCACAATCAGCCCAAACGAGGCCGCGGCTGGCCAACTTCGCCAGGGAAGCCAGCGCGGGCCAGAAGCAATCTGCGATTGTGAGCAATGCACCGTGCCGATTCCACATCGTCCCGGTCGGCGTGTGGATGAGTGCGCGCCACCCGTTCAATTTTGGCTCAGCATACCACAGCCCGCGTTTCGGCGGAGCCAACTCGAGTCGCCCGCCCTGAATCGGCCGTGCGGGATACGTGATCAGCGGAGGCACGTTCATGGCCTTGGAACCTCCGTCTCGGAAGGGTCGGATTGCGCATTTATCACACGAATTTGGCCTTCGATTTCCGCGCCAAGTATGGAGGGATTGGCGTTCGTCTCGGAATCACGAGCGGCCTTCTGATGGATGGCTTTCGCGGCAGCTTCGAGATCATCGAGCGTGGTGACGCAGCGTTCGCCGTCGAAGATCGTCAGGACAATTGGTTTGCTAGTCTTCATCTGGGAGCATCACGGTTATCGCAGGCTGCGGATCGTCGAGATCGCTGGGACCACACACTGCCTTCAGGTTCACGAGTGGCGGCGTACGGTCGCGATTGTCGTTGCGGACATGCAGGCCGAAGAGCATCTGCGGGCCGCTGGTTCGTCGGGCGGCGCAACGCAACATCCACATCACATCCCACAGCCGGCCTTTCTCATCCTGGCAGCGTACGCCCTCGGGCACTCGCACGTAGTTCTCCCACACCGCCCGGGTGAGATAGACCGGGAATTTCAGCCCGGCCTCGCGGGCCATTTCGCTCACGTCGATCTGGACGCCATCGGAGAGCGCGTCCTTCCGGGTGTAGCTGTAAATCACGTCACCGAACAAGCGGTCATCGGGGACAAACTTGTGCCGGCCGGCGTGCCCGGCGCCAAGCTGGCAGCGACGGCCGCCAAACTTACTTTCGTAAGCGTCGCACTGCATATTCGAGCCGCAGTCGTCGCATTTCAGGTGATCGGGCGGTTGACCGGAACGGCCGCAGGCTGGGCACGTTGAGCCACTCTCTTTCTCCTGCCACAGCACGATTTCCAACGGGCCATGAACGCGCTCCATCGCCTGCCGCAGTTCCGCCGCCGACTCTTCATCGGCGGCGGTGAACACTCCCGCGAGGTTCGGGTTGCTCGTCACGGTTTTCGTCGGCGAACTGACCCAGTGGCCGTCAGCGAGCCGCAGCGTGAACTTGATCTCATTCATCTTCGTTTCCTCCGCGTCCGAGTTTCGTCTTCACGCTCGCGCTGATCGGCACGACCTTGTCGAGTTCGTGGTTCTCAGCGACCGAGAACAGCGTGTGTCGCGCGGTGTGAAACTCCTTCGTCGGCTTGATGGTCGCCTTCGCCGAGAGCGCCGTGCTGGCCCCGTGCCGGGCAAACAACTCCTGCAGTTCCGCGAGCAGCGGCTCGACCGCAGCATCCGGAATGAGATCACCTTTGATCTTCAACTCGAAGGACTGCTTGAAATACCGGGCCGCGTGCCCACCGGCGATTCGCGTGATGGCGGGTTCGTCGCTCGTGCCACGGTAGGAGTTGGAGAACCCCACGCGCACGACCTTGCCGTCTTCCGACCGCGCCTCGACCGACGAGGCCACGGCGTGCTGGCCGTGGTAGTGCTGGAAGTAGAACGGCTTCGCGATAGCGATCAGCTCGGCTTTCTCCAGTTCGAGTGCGCCTTCGAGCGCTTCGACCTGGGCGCTCTTGTCGAGGATGCTGGTGACCAACTCGCCGACTTGGCCGTCGGGGTCGGGCAACAGCGGGTAGGCTTTCGCCGATTTGCTGGCCGGCGTCTGCGTGGCGAACCCTGCGAGGCTGACCTTCTTTAAGGCCGGAGCGGGTGCGGGTGTGGGTGCTTTCGGTTCTGCGGGTCCGGAGCCGGACTGGCGTTCGGGCGCCGCACTGGTGGTTGCTTTCGTTTTCTTCATTGGTTTTTCGGTTTGGTTGTTTCTGGTTCTCGCCGTCGACTACGCGGACTGCGTAGCTTCACGGCAAAAAGTGGTGCGGTGATCGGCGTGGGCGGACTTCACCTTGGCAACTTCGGCGATCAGGGCCGTGCCGGTGACCTTCCACCGCTGCGGGTCGTCCGCCGTGGAGCCCGCGAAGATCGCGTTCAGGCAGACGTTCAAAATGTCGCCGCCAGACAGCCCCTTCGATTCCGTGGCGAGGATGTTCAGGTCGGCGAACACGCGCTCGCGGTTCGGCAGGTGCAGCTCGAAGAGCCGCCGGCGCATCGCCTTGTCCGGCAGCCGGAACTTGATGTGGCGTGAAATGCGCCGGAGCAGCGCCGGATCGTAATTGCCGAACAGATTCGTCGTCACAATCACCACGCCGTTGAACCGGTCGAGTTCCTGCATCAGCACATTGCGGTTCTGATTGATCGAGGTCGCGCAGCTCTCCCCGATGTTCACACGGCGGGAGAGCAGCGAATCCGCCTCATCGAAGAACAGGACTGCGCCGAGTTCGCTCGCCCGCTTGAAACACGCGGCGATGTGCTTGGCCGTGTCGCCGAGGTATTTCGAGATCACCGCGCTGTAGTCCACTTGATAGAGCGGCTGGCTGAGCCACAGCGCTACGCCGAGAGCGGCGCGCGTCTTGCCCGTGCCCGGCGAGCCGTGGAAGTTCAGGATGCAGCGGCCGTCCTGCGGCTGAAGGCGGCTGATGCTCCACACGGCCTCGAGGTCGGCGCGACGCTGGATGGCGCGCAGGCCGGCGGCGATGTCTTCGCGCACGTCCGCGTGGAGTACTAGGTCATCGAGCGCGTGGTGCGGCTGCGGGGTGACGAGCACGCCCAGATCGGGCGCTTCGCCATTGGATGCGCCGTTATTGCGGCGGCGCGGGTTACGATGGTCTGCCGCGGTCGCGGCATCCGGTGGCAGGGTTTCTTCGTGTTCAGGCATAGGTGGTTTAAGGTTGCGTCCTTGTCCTCGTTCGCGCCGCTCGCGGAAGTCCATCGCTGATAGGCTCCAAATTTTTCGCCTTTTGCTTCACGCCCTGGCGCTTGGCGCGAGAAGTGAGTCGCGGGCGTTTTTCGTAGGTCCGCTCGCAACGGGCGCAGACTCCCGACCCGTCCTCGCTTGGTCGGCCGCAGTATCGGCATCGGGTCTCTTTCACAGCAGCCCGCCTCCTTCCACATCGAGCCACGTCTCCAGATCAGCCATCGCCGCGCGCACGCAGCCGCCGCTTCCGACGGCAATACGCAGGGCCACATCGCGCGGCACTTTCCAATGCGCCCGCAGGAAATCCGCGATTTCCTCGGTGCCCGGCGCCGTCAGCTTGATCGACTGGAACCGGGTCTGGAACCGCTCCGTCAGCAGGTCGAGCTGCAGGTTGCTCGTGCCGATCAGCGCTTTCCCGGGCGGCAGCTTATCGAGATACGTCAGGAGGATGTCCTGCGCGTCCTTTGAGCAGCGGTCCAGCTCGTTGATGATCTTCACCGACCAGTTCGAGAACAGCGACCCGTAAGGCAGCGTCTCCATCCAACTTCGCACGGCATCGACGGTCACTTCCTTACCGTTGAAGCTCTCAATCCCGAGCGCCGTGCCGGTCAGTTCGCGCGCCACGAGTTCGGCGACCGTAGTCTTGCCGACGCCGGGCGGGCCGTAGAGCAGGAGCTTGCAGGCCGCATTCCGCACATCACGCACCCGTCGCGCCTTCGAGGCCTGGGCTGCACACACCGAACGGGCCTGACCGATCAGGTCGTCCGCCGACTGCGGCCGCCAGTTCATCGGTGAAGGCCTGGGCTCTGGCTTCAGTGGCGCAGGCTTGTGGCCGTTCCTTGAGTTAAGCCGCAACCGCATAGCCGCCTCCTTTCAGGCTCACCAATTCGCGCAGCTTCTCGGCCACGGTGGCCGCGCCCCTTTTATAGAGCGCGACCACCACCAGTTCGCCGTCGAGCCAAACGGCCCAGTGCCGCGTGCCGTAACGAGTGACTGTGACCACGGCTACCAGCCCTCCCGGCGCACGCGTGCCTTCACGGTGTTGATCGACAGGTCGAAGTGCGCCGCCGTCTGCTTCGGGCTGCGGCAGTGCTTGTAGAACCGCTTCACAGCCCGCCAATCCGTCATCGCGGGCAGCGGCGTCTCCGGCTCCGCGCTGCGTCCGTTAGTGGCCGGTGTATCAGCCTCTCGGGAGCGCGTGGAATCGCGTTGGAAGGCGTCGAAGCGACGGCTGGATGGGGAGTGAGTCCCATTCGTCGAGGCCGCGGTCTGTCGGCCTTCGAGTGCGGCGAGACGCTGCTCGATGGGGCGCAGCCGGTCGGCCACGGCGACGTTCGCCGCGTCCCCGACGATCTTGCTCACGTCGATGGACGAGCAGCCGCTCCTGCGGGAGCCGATCACTTCGAGCACCTTGGTGGCGACGATCTCACGGATCAGTTCCACGGGGATTTCCGTGATCGAATAGACCACGCCGGTGAGCGACTGCAGCCCGAGCAGACTCTTCATCTGCTCGCGTGCCGTCCGCGGATTCTCGGCCTCGATGCGATCATCGAAGACGACTTTGCCAGCCTTGCTGGCGATCAATTTGAACAACTTCATTTTGGTTTCTGTGGATGCGGGTCAGCTTTGGTGATTGCCGAGTGCCAGCGGGAGCTGCCCCATGTTTCCCGTTGGATTCGGTTTGCGACGCGGCTCCGCAGACTGCGGAGTTTGTGCCGAAAAAGATGCGCGCCCCGCGCTCGCGGTGAGGTAGGGCAGAAAGCTAGTGTTGCTGACGAGGAAGCGGCGCCACGGCTGCCAGTCGCCATAGAGTTCAATTTCCTTGTCCGTCATCACCGCCCAACGCCCCGGCAGCTTTTTGAGCAGCTTCGTTCCCTTGTGATGCACGAGCGCGGCCACCGCGCGGCTGTCGCTCATCGGGCCTTCAAGGTCGCCGATGACTTCCGACGCCGCTTCCCAGTTGCCCCATGTGCCGTTGTGGAAGAGCACCGATTTGCACACACCCTCATAGCCCAGCGCCGCCTCTGCGGTCACGGGAAACGGATGGCAGAGCAGCGGCTCGACGCCACCAACACTCGCCCACCGAAAATGGATGACCACTTCACCCGGCACCTGCTGAATCAGATGGTTCACTTCCCCGGGCGTGAGCGACTTCTCCCAGTGAATGCGGCGCTTCTCGCGCCATGCCACACCCGCTCCGTGCGGATTGGCGGCGTGACACGCGCGGAGGACAGTCAGGTCAGGGCGTTGCTTGGGCGGGCAGATCAGGACGACACACATGGGAAATGGATGGGCTGAGGATTGAGAAAGGCGGGGTTCACAGCCGGGCCTCCGGGTAGCGCTCATCGAACTTGCGGCAGAGGCGTAGCGCCTCCGGGCCGTAGCTGGGGAAATCGCGGTGCAGCCGGCCGAACAGTCCCAGCGCGCAGGGCCGCGCGCCGCCGGTCCACCCGAGGTAATCCCAGAGAAAATGCATCGCGCTCTCGGCGGTGGCCGTCCGCTTGGCTTGCAGCTTGTTTTTGCGAAACGCGCCAAGGCACTGGACTTGGGCGGCCCGGCGGCAGAGCCCAAGCACCGTCGCCAAGTGATGCAGCACCTTCTCGAGGCTCGTGGTGCCAGCGAACACGCGGAACTCCACCGCGCCCACATACTCGTCGCCGCGCATCCGAAAGGATTTTTGGAGGTTCAACATTCCGCGCCCGCAGGCCACTGCCGCGGCTTCTTTGTCCGCGACGCTGCTCGTGTTCACGATCTTCCTCATGTGGCGCTCGACATCGGCAGCAAGCGTGTGGCTGTAGCGGCTCAGGTGGCGTCCGGTGCCCGTCTGGCCATAGAGCGACATGGCGTGCCACTGGGCGATGTGCGCGAGCTTCCGGACAAACTCGCTCACCTTGCCCGCCTCCTGGCTGCCGATCACCGACTCGATGCCCACGGTGATATGTACACCGCACGAGGTATCGACGGGTCGCGCCGATCGCGGTCATCCAATCGATGAAGCTGGCCAGAGCGCCTCAACGCCCTCGGTTCCGTGGAGGATAGGCGAAACAAACTCGCAGGGCATCTCGCCCGGCTCACAGGTGATGGAACCGTCGCGATCAGCCCGCCACGTCGCACCGTTAAAGGTGGGCGCGGTGAGAGTCTCTCCGTTGGTCGCACGGGCGCTCCTCACCGGATAACCGGCGTGATAGCCGCCGACGGCGAGCCCGCACGTACGCGGCACTTTGGTTTCAAGTTCAACGCCGAAGCGGATGTTCATCGCTTCAACGTCCTCGGGTTTCCGCAGACTACGCGGAGTGCGTAGTTTTTGCGCATGGCTTGGGATGGTGGTTGCAGACATGCCCTTGCCTCGTTCAGACGGCCCGCGAACGGGAAGCCGAAGTGATCGCCATATTTTTCACCATTTTGCGGAGCGGCCTTCGGTTGGCGCGAAAGATGAAGTTCAAAAAGCCTGCTAACGCTCGCGGCCATTTTGTTCACAGGTCCCATGCCTCGCGGAACCCGACGAACTTGGGGAAACGCGGCGCTTCCTTCGCGCCGCTGGGCTGATGCTTGAACTTCACCAGCCGGCCAATCAGCGACTCCCGCTGATGCCACAGCGTCACACGATCAACGCCGCCCAGGACGTGGTTGTAGCCCAAGCGGAACTCCACGTCCGAATCGACGAGCTTGACGATGAATCCGCCGAGTTCGCCCCGGCCCACCTTGCCCGCCTGCGCCGAGCTGCGCTTGGTGCGCCCGAAGGCGTCACGCTGCGCCTCGTTCAGGTTGCTCATGCCTTCGTAGGTGTCGAGCACCACGGCTTCCGCATCCTCGAACCGTTTGATCTTTAGCAACCAGCCCTCGCGCTCGGTCGAGCGTCCGCATTTGTAGGGCGATTCCGGCGTGCGGATCATTACGCCCTCGTAGCCGTCTGCGAGACAGTCTTCCTCGTAGTGTGCGAGCTGCGCGGCATCGCGAATCTCAACCGGCAAGACTTTCTCGACGTGTGCGAACTGCGGCAGCCGCTTGAGTTCCTGCATCCGGCAGGCATAGGGCACGTCCACGCCGTCGCTCACGTAATCGAACACGGCGAAGGTGAAGTCCGGCTCCCCGGACTCGCGCCCGATGTGACCGGCGGTTTCACTGAACGTGGTCCCGTTGACGACCAGCTCGCCATCGAGGCCGTCGGGTAGGTTCGCTTCAATCCAGCCGCGCGTGAAGCGGTTGGAAACGGGCTTGAACGAGCGCGTCAGGGCGCGCCCGTTGATCTTCAGGCAACGTATGCCGTCGAGCTTCGGCGTGGCGAGCACGGGGAAGCTCAGGGCATCGGGGCGCTCGCACTTTCCGGCGAGCATCGGCTTGGTGATGTGGTTCATCGTTTGGTTCCTGGTTTTGGTTTCTGGTCTAGGCTGCGGAGGAACACGCCGAGTTCGGCGAGCGACTCCGCGAAAATGGCGCGCATCAACCGGCGGAGGATTTTGTACGGCATACGCGGACTGCGTAGTTCACGCACAAAAGGAGAGCTGGCCGTCCGTCGTGACCGCGCTCAGCCGGCCGACGAGCGTGGCGAGGTTGAACTTGCGCAGGCTGCGCTTCTCCACGTCGAAAACGGTGATCAGCCCGCCGCCGCGCAATTTTTCCGGCGAGGTGACAAAGCGCATCGTGCGCGTAGCGCCCGAGGCTTTAATGAAGGTGCCGACAAATTCAGTGCGCCTGCCGGCTTGGGCGGTGGTGGATTGCATATACATGGCCTTGCCTCGTCCGCCGCCCCTCGCGGAGTCCATCCGTTTGCTTCTCCTTATTTTCCACCATGTTTTCGAGCGCCCTTCGGTTGGCGCGAAAGATGAAGGCGAGCCGGAATCCTGCTGGCAGCCTACGCCATTTGCGGAAAATGTGCCGGCAAGTTGCCCGCTCGTTTATCACCCGAAATTGCCCTTCGATTTGGACAGCGGCAAAAGAGTCAGCGCCCGCGGGTGGTATGGTGATATTGCCCGCAGCCGCACAGATCAGTCGTCGATAATATCGTCGAACAGCCCCGGCTGGAATGGTTCCAGTGCCGCCTGCTCATCGCGGAAAAACTCGGCCTTGGTCTTGCCCATCTTGCGGCCCTTCTGCGTGTGGCAGTCGAAAGGCATTATTCGGGAATCTTCTCGCGCCCGCCCTTGAGTAGGTCGCCGGCGAGCTTATCCGCATCGAGGCCGGCCATCTGGTCATAGACGAAGTTCTGCAAATGGTCGGCGTCGCGATTCTTCTTCGCCGCGCACAGTAGGATCACGGCCTTGCTGATAAAGATGCGGCCTTTCGGCTGCTTCGCCGGCACATTGGCGTTCACGACCGCGTAGCTGTCGTGCAGAGCCTTCACCTCTTGGGTCAGGATGCCCCAGCAATCTTCCGCCGAAACCGTGAGTAGTCGCTTCCAGACATAATTGCCGTAACCGCTGGCCCACAGTTCCAGTGCCCAATAACCCGCAAGACGAGTATCTCCCCGGCGAATAGCCTTCTGCATCGCCGAGGAAACCTCGCCAAATTCATACCCGCGTTTGGTTAGGAATCGCATGTCTTGATTTTCGTTCGCCAAGAACGTGAGGCCAAAAAGAAAGGAGGGTGTTGAGGGGTGCCGCGAGCGGTCGGACGATGGGTTTGAGGACATTCCTTCCTCCTCGTCGTCCGGCCCGGGTGGTGTCCATCGCGGAATAGCTCCATTTGCATCGCGCTACGCATCGAGGCTGAAGGACTGGCGCCGGTGCACGTCAATCGCGGTCTTGTCCTGGCTCTGGTAACTCTCGAACCGGATGTGGGCCTTCCATTTCCGCTTGAGGTACCGTTTCTCAGCCGCAATGCGATCGGCGGAACGGAAGAGCGAATTGCCGCCGAGGTTTTTGTCCCGCTCCTGCACGAAACAGAAACGGGCCTCGTTGAACACGAGACGATTGATCATCAGTTCTTCGAGCGTGGCGTCGATGTCACACTTGCACTTGAGCAATTCATCCCATCTTGGCACGCCGCCGCTCGCATCACGCACGACACCAACTGCCCCACCGACCCAATGGTGAACACCAAACGGATCATTGCGCTGGAGCAGCCGCGGATCGCTGCGCTGATGCCACCCAAACAATCGCGCCCCGGCGCCGCGCGCACAGTAGACGCTGTTTTCCAGCATGGCCAGCGTTTCGTCCGTCGAGAGCTTCCGGCAGCGCAGCGACACCATGCAGACACACGCGGTGATGTCGTCGTCGAGCATCACAATGGCGCCTTCGGTGAAGTGCGCGAGGATCCAATTCCGCACGGCGCTGACTCCGGTCACTTCGTCGGGAATCGTGACCGTCTCCAGCGTGACGTGCGCGTAATCAGCCCGCTCGCTTTCGGGGACGACGAGCGTCGCCGTCGGGAACAGGCGATGGCTGGTGATCGCCCGTGGGCGGCTGCGGGACATGATCACCAGGCGCAGGCTCAGTGGGGTCAGTTCCGGCCAGTCCTTCGGGGAGAGACGGTTGATTTCCGCTGGCCGCAGCGGCTTTGCGGGCGAGTTCGAGGAGACGTTTTCCATGGAGCACACGGCCGAGGCCGATCTTTTTGGTTTTGCGGGTGATCGAGAAATCCACTTCGCGGACACCGAGGAGCTGGAGTGCGAGCATCCAGTCGCGGAGATCGTGGAAAAAAAATGCGAGATAGTCGTGATGTTCGAACGCCTGGATCTCCATCCGCGGCACCGTTTCCACGTCATCCTCCGGCTTCTCGTCGTAGAGCCGGGCGATCTCATCTTCCATGAAACCCGTGAGTTCCACGTCGAACGAAGGGTCGCTCGTACGGATGGCTTCGATCACACGCTTGAGATCGTCTTCATCCAGCTCCGCCAGTTCCGAGAGGCGGTTGTCGGCGAGCAGGTCCGCGAGTTCCTCCGCCTCGCTCGCGTAGTCCTGATAATCCACCGGCACTTTCTCCGCGCCCATGAGCAGCGCGGCCTCCAGGCGTCCGTGGCCGCGCACGATCATGCCGCTGCGTTTGCTGACAGTGATCGGTCCGCGCCAGCCCTGCTCCTGAATGATGGAGGCGAGAAGCTGAATCTGATGCGCGCTGTGGCGATTCGGATTGGCCGGGTTCGGCTTGAGGGTCGCTGGATCGACGAGGGCGTTGTGGGCGCAGTGGACTTTCACGATGCCCGCCGCGTGTCAAAGCGGCCCGCCTTGACCGAACTACGCTACCTGCGGACATTGGGCGGCGATGAAGCACAAAAAGTTCAAGGAGACGCTCGTCGCGTGGCGCAAGGATAACGCCTACACGCAGCAGGAAGCGGCGGACCGGCTGGGTGTTTCGCGGCGGTCGCTGGAGAATTGGGAACAGGAGCGAGCGATGCCGCAGGGCTTCGGACTCAGCGCCATGCTGAAGATCATTCAGGAGCCGAATGCGAAATCGGCGCGGCGGCACAAGCGCGGAAAGTGAGATAATCGTTTCGGCACGATTATCGTGTGTTGACGCACGGCGGGGCGCATGGACGCCATTCCGCCGGACGTAGCCAAGAAACTCCTCAACCGCGACTTCGCCAATCTCGTCAAACGAGTGCAGGCGGGCGGGAAGATTAGCCGCGCCGAACGCGCGATGTTGCAGTCGCTGGCGGCGGGCGCCGGCGGTGACGGCCCCGCCTACGTGCGCAATTTCGTCGAGCTGGCCGAGACGCTGAAGGTCACCCGCCAGACGATCAACGGCTGGAAGAAATTCGAGGATGCGCCGAAGCCCGAATCAAACGGCCTGCATGACGTGGCGAAATGGAAGGAATTCATGCGTCAGCGCGGGCTCAAAGGCGGCGAGGAAACCCCGGACATCCAGCAGGCGCTCAGGGCGCGGAAACTTCTCGCCGAGGTCGAGGAGCGGGAATTGCGGCTAGCGGTGAAACGCGGCGAGTTCATTTCCGTTGAGCAGGTGCGTGGCGACTGGACGAATCTCGTCGGCCAGGCGACTGCGTTGCTGCGCCGCAAGTTCGAGAACGAGCTGCCGCCGATCCTTTCGGGCCTCGACGCCACCGGCATCCAGGAGGAGTGCCGCAAAGCCATCGACGAAGTGCTGGCAGTGCTGCACGCGGAATGAACGAGAAGCTTGTCGCCATCTGGCGCGAGGCATGGCGGCCTCCGGATCGCCGACCGCCGTGGGCGTGGGCCGAGGAACACATCGGTTCGATCCCGTACTCGCCGATTCCGGGCCGCTTTCGCTCGGACAACTCCCCGCAGATCCGCGAGCCGCTCGAGGCCATCGTCGATCCCAAGGTCCGGCTCGTCTTCATCATCGCGGCGATTCAATCGAGCAAGACGAGCGTGGGCGAGATCGGGCTTTGCCACATCATCGCGAATCTCCCAGGCCCAGCGCTGTGGCTCGACCAGACGGACGACGACGCCAAAGACCAGGCGGAATCGCGTCTGCACAAGCTTTTCGAGGATTGCGCGCCAGTGCGGGCGCTCTTTCCCGGTGACCGGCACAAGAAGCGGAACACCACGATCCATTTCCGCAATGGCATGACGCTCTGGGTGCTCGGTGCGCACAACAAGACGAATCTTCAGCGCCGGTCGATTCGCTGGCTTTATCGGGCGATGAAACATGGCGCTGGCTTTCTCGGTCACATGGCCGAGGGCCGAGGGCGCGCGTCACCGCATTCGGGCTGGCTGGGCAAGTGCATCTTTCATGTCGCAGGGTGGCGAGGAAAACGACGATACGCATCGGAAATTCGAGACGACCGACATGCGGGAGTGGGACGTTCCAATGCCCGAAATGTGGCACGCGGCAGCCGTGGTCGTGGGAACAAATCGAGTGGTCCAAATCGGCGCGTGATGACCAGGGAGAATGGGACTACGCGGAAGTACGGCGGACGGCGGCGATGCGCTGCGCCTCCTGCAACCACTACTTCGACGATAGCGACCGCACGCGCCGTGAACTCAACGCCAACGGTCGCTTCATCCCACAGAACCCACGCGCCGCGAAAGAAAGCGTCGGCTTCCACTGGAACAGCATTTCCGCGATGAGCTGGGGCGCTCTGGCGGAGCTGTATCTGCGCGCCAAGGCCATTGCCCGGCGCGGCGACATCAGCGCGCTCAAGCAATTTTACCAGAAGAGGCTGGCGTTTCCGTGGCGTGAATACGAAGAGGACTACAAGCTGGAGATCACGCGAGGCGGTTACCGCAAAGGCGAACTCTGGGAGGACGAAGCCGGCGTAAACGGCCGTGGCCAGCTCGTGGCGGCACCTTTCGAGCCGGGCGACATCGCCGCTCCGCTGCGCATCCTGACTGTGGACTGCCAGATGGATCATGTGTTCGCCGTGGTGCGCTCGTGGAGCGCCAATGGTTCATCGCGACTGATCTGGAATGAACGGCTCCTCACGTTCGACGATGTGGAGGCGCTGCAAATGCGCTTCGGCATTCATCCGAGCCTCGTCTTTCTCGATGCCGGCTACGCGACCTACGACGTGTATAGGGAATGCGGCAAACGCGGCTGGGTTGCGCTCATGGGCGACCGCCGGCCAACGTTCGTCCACCGCACCAAAACAGGGAAGTCCGTGCAGCGGTTCTACTCGCCGAGACGCAAGGTGGTCCTCGGGCACGCCAGCCATTGCTACGTCCATTACTGGAGCAACCTGAACCTTAAGGACACGCTGGCCCGACTGCGGCGCAACCAGGACCCGGAGCGGGGCGCGACCTGGGAGGTGCCCGACGACATCGACGACGAGTATCTCGCGCAGATGGAAAGCGAACGCCGGGTGAAAAAGGGCGGCAAATGGATATGGGAACGGGTCGGCAAGCGGCCGAATCATTACTGGGATGCCGAGTGTCTCCAGGCGGTAGCGGCCACGATGCTCAAGCTGATCGGCCGCGAATCGGTGAGTGCCGAACCCGTGAAGGAAGGAGCCGCAGTTGACGCGGCGGAGTCGGCATGAAACACGACTCTTTCTTTTATCCGCTCAAACTTACCCTCGGTTTCCTGGCGATTGTCGCGGTGGGACTTCTCGGAGGCTGCGCCGGCAGCGCCCTCGACCGCGAATTTCGCTCGAAGGTCAAATCCGACACTGTCGACGTCCAGGGCACCTACGACCCGGCCACCGATTCAGTGGGCGGCGAGATTCGCAACACTCTCGAGTTTCGCGACCCCAAAACCGTCCGCTGATCGCGCGCCATGTTCACCGTCCCGCCTGCCTCCGCCGCCACACTTGGCGGCATTGATTTCAGCGTCGCCACGCCCGTGGCCGGCTTTTGCCAATCGCTTTTCGATACGTTTGATCGCCAAGACAGCCAAAGCGATCCGAGCCAATGCAAAGCGATCCTCCGCTTCCCGAGCGGCGTGATTTCCTGGAGTTCCAAGCTCGCCATCGATGCCGACGGTGTTGCCGCCGACCCCGGCCGCCGCTGTGGCACGCAACTCGACCCGCTCGACGGCCAGAACGACACGTCGTTTCATTTTCCGAACGGTTGCCCGCTCTCCAGCGAGCGGCATCCCTTCATCGTTCTCCCCCTCGGCGTCTTCCGTGCCGCTACGGGCCTCTCGATCGGCGATCTCGCTGTCGTCATCTATCGCGACATTCTCACCGCAGCGATCTGCGGCGATCTCGGGCCGAGCCACAAGATCGGGGAAGGCTCGATCCGCGTGCATGAAGCGTTTCATCCACCCGCGCCCGACCCGTGTGCGGTGCGAAATCCCGACGGCAGTTGCCGCCGCATTCACGATGCGAGCATCGAGCAGGATGTGCTCTTCTTTGTCTTCCCCGGTTCCGCCATCGGTTCCGCGCTGACTCCGGACAACGCCGAGATGCTCATCAAAGCGCGCGCGTTCGCGCTGTTCGCCCAACTCCACAGCCCATCGGCATAAGCATGGCCGCTCCCGATTACTCCATCGGCTTCACCCGTGAAGAGGTGGAGGAGATTCTGGCCGCGCAGAAAGCAGAACTGAAGCGCGCGCTTGCGGCCTGGCAGGAGTCGGGTTCGACCATCACCAAACGCCGGATCGACGAGATCCACGCGATCATCGAGGCCTGCCAGATCGCGCTCAAGAAACTTGCCCCCGAGGTCTATGGAAAACGGGCGCGCGTCGACACGAGCGCGGTCTTCGGCTTTCTCCCGAAATGAACCCGTTGCTCAAATTGGCGCGTGCGATTCTGCCGCGCGCGTGGTTCAGCCCGTATGAGGGAGCCAATTACTCGCCGCGCCGCGCGCGCGTGCCGGGGTTCTTTCCACGCGACGCGAAGCTCGACCTTTCGTCGGGGCCGCGCCGGGAATTGGTCCGCCGCTCGCGCTACCTGCACAAGAATTCCGGGTTCGTGCGCGAACTGGTCGGCAGCATGGCCATCTACGCTACGGGTGACGGCATCAAGCCGCAGGCGCTTTCTGCGGATGCCAATTGGAACAAAGCCGCCCATGAATACTTTGCACGCTGGGCAGCGCGGTGTGAAATCACCCAGCGATTCTCGTTCGCGGAATGCCAGTCGCTCGTCTGCCGCGGCATGGACGTGGACGGTGAATACTTCCTCCTCAAGACGCGGGACGCCCTTGGGGCGGCAAAGCTCCAGCTTATCGAATCGCACCGGATCGGGGATGCCGAGCAGGGTAATACAGAAGATGGCATCGAGTTCGATGCCTACGGCGCGCCCGCATTCTACCGGATCTTGCTCGATGGCGGAGGGTTCAAGGACATCCCCGCGCCGTTGATGCTCCACGTCTTCGAACCGGAGAATGTGACCGGCGTCCGCAATGCGCCGACCTTGCAGCATTCGGTCAATCATCTCCTGGATGAAATGGAGCTAATCGCCCTGGAGAAACACGCGGTCAAAGACAACGCCGACGTGGCGCGGGTGCTCAAAACCGAGCGCGGCGATCTCGATGAGGACGGAGACTTCACGATCCGGCAGCCGGGAAACGTCGACCCGGCGGCAACCGAGCCGAGCGCGTTGCAACGGATCGTCGGCGGCAAACTCGTGGCGCTCAAACCCGGCGAATCCTTGGACAGCTTTCAATCGAACCGGCCAAGCCCGACCTTCACCGGATTCCTCGAATATCTGCGGCGGGATTCCGCGCTTGGCCACATCCCGTACGAGTTTGCGGCGGATTCGAGCAAGGTCGGCGGCGCGGGTGTGCGACTCGTCGTCGCTAAAGCCGACCGCCGGTTCAGTTATCGGCAACTCATCCTCATCGAACGGTTCCTCAAGCCGGTGTGGCTCTTTGTCATCGGCGACGCCATCGCCACGAAGCGTCTGCCCGAGGTCGTGAATTGGACGAAGGTCGCATTCACTACGCCGCGGCGCATCACCGTCGATGCGGGCCGCGAAGCGCAGCAAAACCGGGCGGACGTGGAAACCGGCTTAAAAACCATCGAGGAACATTTCGCGGAACAGGGCATGGACTTCGCCGAGGAAATGGAGATTCGCGCGCAGAACGCTCGGGCGCTGCTCGATCTGGCCAAGAAATACGACATTCCGCTGGAGATGCTTTGGAACCCGGATGGCGGCACCGCCGCAACGCCCGCTGTCGGCGAAAGCGACGACCCGCCGCCTTCGGGCGTTGCGCGATAAGCGAGATAATCGTTTCGGCACGATTATCTCCCTGTTTTTGACAGACGGCGTGGGACGTGACCCAGCTCTTGCACTCCCTCTACCATCAGCCCTGGCTCATCACGCCCGAGGCTCACGCTGCAATGCGCCGGGCGGCCCGGGCCTGCGACCTCTTCAGCGATCCGCCGGCTGAGCCGCCGGACTCCGATCTTCTGCAAATCGAGAACGGCATCGGCATCATCCCGATCACCGGCGTGCTGATGAAGCGCCCGGATATTTTCTCGCGCGTACTGCTCGGCGCGGCCGACATGGACGAAATCAGCGAGGCTATCAACGAGGCTGGCGACCGCGAAGATGTGCAGGCGGTTCTTTTGGACATCGACTCGCCTGGCGGCACCGTCACCGGCACGCCCGAGCTCGCGGCCGCGGTGGCGGCGCTCTCAAGAGCCAAATACGTCTATGCGTTCTCGGACGGGCAGATGTGCAGCGCGGCCTACTGGATCGCGTCACAGGCCGATGTAATCTTCTCGACGCCCAGCGCGCGGGTCGGCTCCATCGGGGTGCTACTCCCGATGCTGGATGAGACCGAGGCGTTCAAGCAGGAGGGGCTGAAGGTCGATCTCTTTGCCGCCGGCAAATACAAGAGTGTCGGCGTGCCGGGCGTGGCGCTGACCGACGACCAGCGCACCTGGCTCCAGTCCATGATCGACGAGATCAATGGCGAATTTCAGGCGGCGGTGCTGGCCCGTGGCCGTGCCATCGATCCCGCCGCGATGGAAGGGCAGGATTTCTCGGGGCAGAAAGCGTTTGAGAATTCCCTCACCGCCGGGGTCATGCTGGATCGCGCCACGGTGCTGACCAAGATGCAGGCGCGGCATGTGAGTTGACAGCGAACGCCGGGAAACAATGAAAACTCTCGACGAGCAACTCGAAGACGCCCTCGCACGGGTCAAGCAACTCGAAGCCGACGCCCAGGCGAGCAGCACGCTGCTCACCGAGGCGGCCCGGCAATCGGACGAGTTGCGGACGAAAGTCACGGCGTTCACCAAGGAATCCGACGCACTCACCCTGGCCAATCAGGAACTCTCCGAACAGCGCGACCAACTTTCCCGCGACCTGGTGGCCGCCAAACAGTCACTTACCTCCACGGCAAACACGATCGAGGAACTGGCCAAGGCCAAGGAACAAATCACCACGCTGACCAGCGAGATCGAAACGCTCAAGGCCAACGCCAAGACCGCTGAGCGTATCGCCGCCGAGCACTACGGCGCCGCCAGTCCGCAGCCCGTGCCCGTCACGCCCCGGGGCGATGCCGAGGCCGAAGCTCTGCTCACCCGGTTCAAGGCCATCACCGACCCGAAGGAGCAAACCACCTTCTGGCGCTCCCTCACCGCCCAACAGCGCACCCAGATCCTCAACGCCAAGTAACCGACCACTCCCATGCCGAACACACTCACCAATGTAAATGACATCAAGGTCGCGCAAACGGCGCTCCAGCCGTGGATGGCTGCGCTCCTGCCGTTGCGCGCCTTTTCGACCAACTTTTCGCCCGAACCCGCCGATAAGCTCGACACCGTGCGGGTGCCCGTCGTGGGCGCTCCGTCCCAGTCCAGCGATTTCGTCGACAGCTACACGGGCAACCCGGATTCCACGGTCACGGTAATCCCGGTGCAGTTGAACCGGCACAAATTCAAGACGATCCACGTCACGGCGCGGGAGGCAAGCGAGACGGCGCTCAATGTCCTTGAAACGCTGGTTTCCAGCGCGGTCAAGCAGCTCGCGACCGATGTTCTCCAGGACATCTTCTCGACGATCACCGCAGCCAATTTCGGCAATCCCGCCATTCCCGCGGTTGCTGCCGCCAATTTCGACTACAAGAAGGTGCTCGCCATCCGCGGTGCGTGCAGCAACGCGAAGATGCCCGTGACGGATCGCGGCCTAGTGCTCGATGGCGCCTACTACACCAATCTGCTCGGCGACGATGTGGTGGCGAAGAGCTTCATCCAGCCGGTCGCACAGCCCGGCGTGGTCGAGGCGCAGATCCGCCGCCTCGCTGGATTCGACATGTATGAGACGGTCATCCTGCCGGACAACGGAGAAAAGCTTGTGGGCTTCGCCTCGCACCCGAGCGGCATGGCCGTCGCGATGCGCTACCTTCCGCCGGTCGCCGATTACGATGAATCGGGCGCGGTCACCGATCCCGAGACGGGCCTCACCTTCGGCTACCTGCGCTTCACGGAGATTCAATCCAACCGGATCTTCGTCACAGTGGAATGCCTCTACGGCTTCATGCCTGCCGTCGCGAACGGCATCCAGCGCATCGTTCAGCCGTAAGCGCGGCACGAAACATTTCGGTGGTTGCAAAAGCCCCGCTGCTGGAAACGGCAGCGGGGTTATTTCTTAAACCGCGCCCGCCTCCCGACGAATCGCATGTACGCTTCGGTTCCATAGCATGCGCAACGGTTGAAAAGCACCGATCCGCGACCAGAGCATTCTAACTTCCCCGTTGCGATTTAAGAAAGAGCCGGCGACTCCAGGGCGGATGGCGTGACGTGAAATAAAGAATTGAAACGCGAATCCGCGAAACGTCAGCAGACAGCCGTTGTGTCCCTCAGTTCTAGTGCTGAAAGGCTGCGAAAGTAGCTGGCGCACGTCGATTTCCGGCTCAGGCAAAAAGGGCGCTACCAAACATCCGTATTCATCGGGCTCCCCTGGGTCTTCTTTGTCCAACATGCGTCGCATGATTTCCTCGTGAGGCCCAAGATCGACACATCGAAAAAATGCACCTTTCGCAACTCCTACGCGCCATAAAAGTGACAACAAAAAGAGCTTTAGCCGAGGGTAATCTAGACCACGGAGAGTGACAATTCTGTCCTCTGGCTTCTGAGGAAGAGGAAGCACGACGCTCAACACGCTCTCAGACGCATACTGTTCGTACCTGCTAAAGCGCCTTTCGCAATTTTCGCACAACAGACGCTCCCAAAAGCCAGTCTGATGCGTCGTGTCCGAGATCCGGCCTGATTGAAGATCACGAACGACAACCATGCGAGGATGAACCGTAGGATCAAGCACCGCCTTGTAGGCCAAATCGGGCAAGATGTGTGATCGGCATAGCTTTGCGGATCTCCCGCAAAGCGCGCAAGATTGGGAAGATGGATTCAAGATTGTGGCACTCTTTATAGTGCAGAAGTAAGACGACCGCAAAGCCGCGCTCGGACTTCAATTCTGGAGCGCCGCCGCCTTTGACATCCGCGCGGGAGCATGTCGCTCCAGGATGAAAAAGCCGCCGCCCTCACCGAGATTCTAGCTGTCACCGGCGAACCCGTCGTGTGGCAAGGTCAGACCTACCAGGCTCTGGTCACCGACAATCCGCTGAGCCTCGAACTCGCGCTTGGTGGCTTCGTGGCCAAAGGCGATTGCACGATGAAGATCCCGCGCGCGGCGTTCACGGACGAGAAACCGAAGATCGGCGATCCGATTCAATTCCAGGAAACGGACTACCGCATCACACGCGTCACTGACCATCCGCAGTATCCAATGCTGGTGCTCGTGGCCGAACCGAAGGAGTAACGATGATCGACCACGCTCTCGACGATACGCTGCTTGCGTATCTCAAACAAATGCCCCAGCTCACGGCGCTCAACGGTTACACCGGCCAGGAAAACGCAGAACACAAGCTGCCGGCGCTCACGGTCAGCACCACAACGGCCGAGGCGCTTGCCGGCTCCGACCTGGCTTTCAAGGGCGAAGTGGACGTGATCATCGAAAGCGAGGCGCACGACACGACTGCCGATGCCCATGCCGAGCGCGTGGAATCGGTGCGCGCAGCCCTCGCGGATCGCGCCACGGTCATTGCCGCGCTGAACGCGACGGAAAAACTGCACATCTATGGCTATGCCCCAATCGGCACCGAGCCCACCGTGGGCGACGCCCGTTTCAACACGAAGATCAAGTATCGGTTCGGCTTCGGGCCAGCATGAGCGTTGACACCGAAAGCGAGGCAACCGTGAACGCCATCCAGGAAACCCTCACCAAACATCGGCAGGAAAAGGCCATGATCGAAAAGCGCTCGGCGGGCGATCAGCAACGCCTGCGCGAACTCGACGCCATCATTGCGGCGCTGGAAGCCATTCCCCCGGCACCCACCGACGTTCTGGCCGAAGCACTCACCACGAACCAGAACTAAGCCATGCCCGCCAGCGACGTATCATTCGGCATTACGCGCCATGAAGGCGCGCTCATCGACTCGGTGGAGACCGACGACAGCGTGCAGGTCAAGGAATTGGCGGGCAGCGACGGCGAAATCGCCCGCGTCCGGCCCTATCGCAAAATGACCGAGGGCTCGGTGAAGGGACACGGCACACTTTCGGTGGTACCCGGCGTCGGCGACCCCGGCGTGACCGGCGTGGGCAGCACGGGCGTGACCGTGATCACGAACGTGAAGCAGAACGAGACCAACGAGGATTTCGACGGCTGGGAATACAGCTTCAAGAATTACCCGAACGCCGAGGCCGTGAGCTAACCATGAAAAAAGGCGATCAACTTTGCATCCTGCGCGCCGATGTGAACACCGAAGCGGACGCACTCAATATCCTGCGCCTGGTCGGGGCGCTCACGGCAGTCGGCGTTCAACTCGATGACGATTGCCCGTATCTGGAAACGCGCGAGCTGGTCGAAGCCGGCGAACGCCGTTTGGTCACTTGGACCCTCAAGGCCCGGAGCATTTGCGGCCGGTTTGAAACGCGCAAACTCATCGACGCCTGGCACGATCCGGTCTGGACGACGCAACACCTGGAGCATCCCTTCGCCTACATCAAGACGGCGTTCCAAAACGCCAGCTTGCTCGGCGCGGAAGTCGCCCGGCTCGCACCGGTCGCACTCATCCGTAAAGGCCGTCGATTCGCGCTCGTGCCCTTCGATGCGACGCCGGAACGCCGCCAGGAACTTCTCACCGCTCTCGAAAAATGAACGCTGCCGAAAGAACGCAAGCCAATCTCGACACGTTCGTCGAACCCGCGCCGTGCGCAGGCGGTATCACGCTGCGCCCGTTCTCCGCTGGAACACTTACGCTCTGCCGTGCGCTCGGGCTCACCATGATCACTGGGGCCGCCAAGGAGGAGCTTGAGGCGATGTCGGCCGAGGACAAGCAACGGCAGCTCACGACGTTTCTGTTCATTCAATCCCAGCCGCTGGGCGTGGTGAAAAAGGCCGTGAAGATCGCTCGCGAAAATCGGGCGGCATTTGAGGAGGAGTATCTGCTGCCATTTGAGCTGGACCTGCCGGTGGCGGCGATGTTCGAGACTATGAGCCAGCTTGAGCAGAGCCTCGTTTCCATCGAGGCCGCGCAGGTGGAAGTCCACGCCCGGCCAGGCGGACGACAGAACGAGTCGAAGACTCAGCCAACCCCAAACTGATTGAGCCGGTGTGGACGGCGAGTTTCGTCTTCACACTGGCGCGAGAAACCGGGTGGCCCGAGCACTTCATCTTCTGGGAACTGCCGCTCGCGCGACTTCTGCAATACCAGCACTGCGCGCTGCGGGCCTACGACGTATGGACGGTGCCGATTGGTCCGGCGCCTGACGCGCAATTCGACCGGTTGCTCACCGGATGGAGGCCGCATGAAAGCTGATGTAAAATTCGATCTGCGCCCGATCCAGCGTGCCATTAAGAAGCTCCAGCCGCAGGTCAAGAAATCTCGGCGGGAACTGACTGAGCAGGCCGCCAAGGGGTTCGTGAAAGAAGTTATCGAAATCACGCCGCCCGGTGGGAGCGGCCGGCGCGGCAACGCCGCGAAAAAGACGGGCGAAGCCGCCATCAAATACGATCTGGCACGGGTGATGATCGCCGTGCGGGCGGTCAAGAACGTGATCCTGCAAGACCCGCGCGCGATTCATGACCGTCTGCGCGACATGCGGACCGGGCGCATCAACCCGCGTAATCTCAAGCACCCGTATCCGGTCGAGGCCTCGGCGCTGCGAGCGTTGCAGCGCGAACTGCTCGCGCGCGTCGGTAAGCTCGCCGGGGGCTGGAATGCGGGCGCGGACAAACTTGGCGCGAAAGTGCCCGCGTGGGTTTCACGCCAGGGCGACGGGCGCGGCGCAATGAGTGTTGTGAACTCGATCCGGCAGTTTCGCATCACTCTGACCAACTCCGTGAAATACGTGACCAACGTGGCCGACTACGTGCGGCGGGTCGAATCGGCCATTGGGATCCAGGCGGCAAAGATGGAACGGAAAGCGGAGTTCCTTTTGACCCGTGCTTTGAGACGAGCGGGTTGGAAGTAGATTGCTAACATCCTAAGCCGCCCGAATCTTTAGCTTCGGAGCGAGCAGTCTATATCGGTCGCGACAACGTTCCCACAACCCGGCGCTTTTCAGGGACGCGATTGTTTTGCTAGCAGATACGTCTCTTGCATGAAGCCTGTGAGTGAGCGCCCAGTTAACGACCGCTTCAGGACCTCGAGCCGAATTCCCCCAAGGAGTTGGACTATCCGTCAGCAACGAGTGATAGGCAGCCATATACAGGAGACCTTTTTCACCCATGTCGTTGAGCAGAAGTGAGCTAACTTCGGCAGCCAATTTTCTACAAACACCAGAATATAGAATGACGTCGCGCGGACGCAGGATTACTCGATCGCCCGAAATATTAGGCAGCGGCATCGATGGCGTTCCCCGAGGCGTATTCACTTTCTTCCACTTCTTCGCAAAGTCAGGATCGCTGAGAGATTTGGCGAGTTCGCCAGTCATACGTCCATTGCGATGCGCGATGCAATTTCTGGCGCGGTGAAAGAACTGATAGACGGCAACAAGCTCTTCGGTGGGTTTCGATTTCCAGCCGCAAGCATTCCATAGTTTCACTAGTGGAAGTGTAGAATAGTCGTCAGCCGCTTCATTCACCACAGTAGTCGCTTTCCGTTGTTCTTTGCCGTGACTGCGATGCGCCACCCAACGACTCATTTCGGCATCAGTCGATACTAAAAAGTCCTCCATGGCGGAATCAACACGGACAATGGCCATCTCGACGAAAAAAAGCGTGGCATCTGCCAGTTCCTTTTGCGGGTCGTAGTGATTCAGTCCGCCCCACGGTTCGCCTGCGCCCTCGATTAGTGCTGAGAGCAGCTTACTACCCACATGGCCAGTGCCGACCGAACGTTCAGTGAATGCGAGAGATCCCGCGATCGTTTTCACCAGACGATTCAAGGACTCGTGGAACCGATGAAAGGCGTAAAACGGCTCAGTGTTCGCTTTGGAAATGTCCATCCAGCTTATGATGTCATTGTTGGCGAGTGCTCGTCACGCCTTGAGAATGCGAGATGTTTGCGTTGACGCGGCGCGGCAGGCATGCCGAAAGCCACCGCCGTATTCGATGCCGACGACAGCCGCCTGGGAGCGGCGCTCGTGCGCATCAACCAGCGGATGCTCGCCCTCCAAGAGCGTGTGGCGAAATTCGCCGGGGCTTGGGTGGCCGTTCAGTCCGTATCGCATCTCGTGGCCACCGGATTCGAGCACCTGCGTGGAGCGTTCGAGGTTGGGGACAAGCTAAGCGAACTCTCGGCCAATACCGGCGTGGGCCGTGGGCGATCTTGTCGTGCTCCAGCAGGAATTCGCCAACGCAGGAAAGTCGGCGGAGGACCTCGGGCCTGTCTTCGCCAAGATGGCCAAGTCCGTCCACGGCGATGCCGCCGCGGAAACGATCGAGAAGCTCGGCTTGAACCTCGACGCTCTCAAACACAAGACACCCGCGGAGCAGTTCCGGGCGTTGGGTGCGGCCATCAACCAGGTCAAAGACCCATCGCAGCGCGCGGCCATGGCGATGGAGATTTTCGGGCGCAACGGCGCAGAGATGCTCGCGGTGTTTGCCTCCAACGGGTTTGAGGAAGCCGCCGAGCAGGTCGGTTCCCAGGCGCAGATTCTCGGGCGTGACGCGACACTCTTCCATGACGTGAGCGACAAACTCAACGCTACGGGGGTTAAGGTGCGCGGGTTCTGGGTTGGCGTGGCCGATCAGGTCGCCCCGGTGCTCAAACCACTGCTCGATCAGTTCATGAAGATGGATCTGGCGAGCTGGGGTCAAATGGCGGGCGAAGCCGTGGCTTTCATTGTCCAGGCATTCGCCGATGGAAAGATCGGCGACATCCTTTTCACCTCGGCGAAGATCGCCTTCGCCAACGCCGTGAACTTTCTCGCGGGGGCCATCATGGCTGTCGCCCAGGCGCTCTGGCAGGCCTTTTCCGAGTCGATCAAGAACGCCATTGCCCTCTTTGAAATCCTGACCACGGCCGATTTCTGGGTGGGCATGGGCAAGGCGCTGCTCGGCATCGCGCAAGGTTTCATCGCTTTCCTGCTCGAAGGTGTCGCCAAGCTCCTCGATTACCTGAAGGAAGTGCCGCTCGTCGGCGACAAGGTGGGGGACACCGCGCAATCGATCCGGCAGACCGCACAATGCTTCCGAGACGCCGGGCAGGACAATCGAGACGCTGGCGCCGACTTGCTCACGCCTGCGGTCGACAAGGCCGCCGAGCGGATGCGCGACGCGGTGGCCAATATCGGCAAAGCGCTGGGCGAAGGTTTCGGCAAGGGCAACACCGCCATCGACACGAGCGAGTGGCAGCAACACATGGAGGACGCCATCGACGGGGTCATGGCGCGCGTGCAAAGCGTCTCCGAAAAATCGCGCGCGGACGCGAAACCGCGCCCGGAGAATACCGGGGCGTACGACGAGGAACTCGACGCCAAGAAGAAGCCGTCCGTGTCCGCCTTGCAGAAAATCGGCGGCGGCGGACGCGCGAGCTACAGCACGGGTGACCCGATGCTGCGTGAGGCACAGCGGCAGACGCGCGAATTGAGCACGCAGACCGGGCTGCTTCGCGACGTGAAAAAGCTCCTCGATAAACCACCGGTTGCGCCACCGACGCCGATGCCGGTTTTCGGCTAAGTCCATGTCCTCGACTCCGCTTCAAACCACCGGCATTACGGGCGGCATTTCTGAGACAGGCATCGCGACTATCGAGGTGCCCGTCTTCGTCGACACGCTGGCTGAGGCGCTCACGGTGCTGCCCAATCTCGGCATCCTGCTGCCTTACCGGTCGCGCAATTTCAGCCAGGAGGACGATGGCACCTACAAGGTCGTCTTGCATTTCGAGGGCATCGCCCCGCAGGGTCCCGACGACAACCAGGTCACTTTCGAGCTGGATACATCCATGGCCGAAGACCCCATCCAGACCCATCCGTTCTTCGACACCCTCAAGACCAAGTATGCCTGGGACGCGGTGAAGGAACAGTTCGCCGAATTGCTGCCCGACACCGGTGGCCAGCAAACGGCGCTGAGCGGCGGCAGCCAGAAAACGAAAAAGAACCCGCTTTTTGGCGTGGAAAACTGGCTCTCTGTGGGTGCCACCTTTCGCAAGACCTACTCCGCGCTTACCATCCCTTCGACGATACTGCGCGGCATCGGCACGATCGTGGACCAACCGCCTGGCATCGCTCAGTTCAACATTCCATCGGCGGCCAAGAAACGGAATTGGCTCAAGCTTGCGCCGAAGATCAAGCGCAAGGGCAACGCGGTCGAGATCACCGAAGAATACATGCTCTCGGGTCCGAACGGCTGGATCGCGGACGTATATGGCCAGGCGCAACTCGAAGGTGGCCAATGACCGAACTGCCCTTTGTCCGGCGCGGCCAGCCGATCACTGCCGAGCTTTGGAACAAGCTCGTGGCCGCCGTGCGCTCCGTGCGGCTGCTGCCGGGCGACGGCGCGCGGCTGCGCTCGACTCCGGACGGAACGCTCGTCGGCTTCGATGCCGCGCCATCGCCGTGGCCGCATGCGTTTCAAGTCACACTTTTCGGACAAACCGCGGCGCAGATCAGCTCAGGACTGGTCAATGGGATCGAACCGAAGATCGGCGATGTCCCGATGAGCGGAACCGACAAACAACCTCCGCCCCGGCTGGAATTCGGCAAGCTTAAGCTCGATCCTAACAATCGCGGCTACGTCGCCATCGAGATCACCTGCGACGACAAATGGAAAATCACCACCATGGAGATGGTGCAGGTGGCGTACTTCGATTCCGAGAACGGCGAAGACCCACCGACGAGGAGTGGCGGCGTGAGCGCGATTGGCGGCATTCCCGGCATCTCCGGCCGGCGCGTGCGCTATCCCGTGGCCATGCTGGTCCAGCGCAAATCCGGGCAGCTCGACGTGGTGCAAATCGTCTTCTTCAACCTGGCCCATCGCGCCCAGCCGCGGGACAACCAGAGCGATGCAGCGCGGCATTTCTTCTGGCCGGGCGCCGCATGAAATCTTTGATTTCCGCCGAAGCTTGGAATGGGCAGGTGCGCGCGGTCCGGCGCGCTCGCGTCACCCCGGGGCAGGGTTGCATCATCGAGCAGACCCCGAACGGCTGCATCCTGAGCGGTGCAGGGAAGATCCGGTGGCGGCATCCGTGGCAGGTCAGCGCCCAATGGAACGTCGATCCGACGATTCAACCTCTGGGCGGGCAATGGACAGCGACGCTCTGGCCCGGCTTCGTGAACGCGCAGGACGTGACCATCGAAGTCGAAGTCGCCTCCAAACCCAACGTGCAGAAGCAACCGGTTCAGGTGCCGCTGACTGAGGAAGACCCGCCGCTATTGATCCTCTCCGGCTTCCGCGATCCGGCGGCGCCCGGCCTGCCCCAGGCATCGGACGACGGCGACATCATCATCCCACCGGGCGAGGGGTATCCAAAGTTCTTCGATTCCCTCGGCGTCGTGCCCGCTTCCAACGGCGGCACCGGCCTCGGCGCACTCGACTCGACGCCAGACCCGACCCGCACGCGGCAGATTCGCGGCTGCGACATCGCGCTCGTTACGCCGCGCCTGGCTACCCACCAGCAGGTCGATGTGCTCGACCCGGGCACCGACGCGCAGAGCGTTTCGATCTCAACGGTGTTCGACAACACGGCACTCATCAACGCCAAGTCTGCGCACTGGCTGATCGCCACGTCCAAATGGGAGCCGCCGATGGAACCGACCGATCTTGACCGTCTCATGGGCACGGCCGTCGAACCGCAGACCGATGAAATCAAGATCGCCACGGTCTGGCTGGTCTCGCCGCCCGACGTGGGGAGTGATGCTCAGCCCGATGAGACGTGGACGGCGTATCCCCAGCACTTCGTATTCTGGAATTTGAATTACGCCAGCCGCGCGCAAATTTCCGCAGCCCCGCCGCAGCCGTTGAAGCTGGTCACTGGTCTCGCCTTGGGTGTCGCCGACACGCTCATCAATGGGCTGCTCTCGCCGCTCAACGATGCCAACGCTGAAGTTTCCGCCATGCTGAATGCGGCGAATTTCAGCGGGCGCTATTGGAGTATATAGCGATGCCTGGACTCGATCCTCACCAGCGTCGCCTCGAACGCGAAGCCCAGGCCGTTCAGCAGAATCTACCGCCACCGCTCGACCCGCCGTTCCCTTTCCAGCCCACGCCCTTCGATCCGTGGTTCTTCGGGATCGAGAACGATCCGCCAGCGGCGACTGGATCGCCGCCCGCCAGCACGGATTGACACGCCCCGCCCGGCGTGAGCGACCTCGAACTCTATGCTGATCTTTCGACCCGCACGCTCGTGGCCAGCGACGGCAGCACGTTGACGCTCCCGACGTTGGTTCTGGGCGACCAGTGCGTTTGCTCGCTGAAAATCCTCGACCGCATCGACGGCGGCGATTTGACCGCACGCGATCTGAACGTGCGCACATTGCGCGCCTCGATCGGCAACGTGCTCGCACCTCCGACCGATGGCGCGTTCACGCTGCGTTTCGCGGGCGATCCATCGGACGCATTGAATCCGGGCTCCTCAGCGGCGGAGATGAAGGCCGCGCTTGATACCCTCGATCCGAACGGCACCTATCAATTGCAAGAGGTCACCGCCAGTGTGCCGGGCTGCTGGCTGCTGCGCTTTGCGAACACAGGCGCGATTCCGCTGGCCGTGGCAGCGAATACTCTCCAGCCAGAATCCTTCGTTCGCATCCGCGCCTTCGAGCAGAGCGGACGGCGCTGGCACGAAATTCGGCTCATTCAAACACCCGTCGTTTTCACCGGGACGTACGAGCGCGTGCTCCCACCGCCGCCCACCATCACGCGCATCCGCAGCGGAAACTCGCAGGGTGACTTTCAGGTCGATGAAATCCAGGCGCTCATCGTGCCATCGAATTTCAACGGCACTTACTACCTGGCGTGGAACTTTCGCACGACCAAGCTGCTCGGAATCGACGACGGCCCCGATCAAATTGCCGCGGCGCTCAACGCCATGTTCGCCGATGGCGCCACGCGCTTCACGGTGAGCAATCCGGAGCCCAACTACGCTTACATCGATTTTGGCGGCGACCTGGCGGGCACACCGCAGCCGCTCATGACCGTAACCGTGCACTCCTTCCAGCCGGGAGTGCTCACGTTCACCCTTGATCTGGCACGGGCGGAGCTGGCTTCGGCATTACGCAACGTCGCGCAGATCGAACTGCCCTTTGAGGTGGAACTGGAAATGGTCGATAACGATCAGGACGCAGCGGATCCCACGGTGCCGGGGCGGCTGATCACGCTCTTCCAGAAACCCATCACCATCGAGCGCGAGTTGATCTGGGATGAACTCGCGGACATTCCGGCGATTGACTGGATGCGGCCACCACAGCCGCGGGACTACATCCCATTCACGCGGGACCAGATCATCACCGGAGCGCAGCACTACATCTCCGTCATTGGGGACGGCGCGCGGAGCAGTATCCAGCTTGATCACAACCTTGGCACGTCCGCGCTGCATCTCACCGTGCGGGAAAACCAGGCCGACGGCCGCCGTCTACTCGACAACGAGTTTGAACTGCATTTCCCGAGCAACAACGAAGTGGTGCTCGATTTTCCCGCCGGTTCGCCACCGGCACTCGACGGCCTCGTCGTGACGATCTCGACCGCTGGCCCGGCCTCGGCGTTCCAAAATCACACGCACACCATCGCCCAAATCATCGGGCTACAGGACGCGCTCTTCGCCCTCGGGGCACGGCTGGCGGCCATTGAGGACCTGCTGCCTACGGTGCAACCCACCCTTCCGGCGGCCAACACGCAACCGCTTCAGATTCAACTTCCAGATAAGACCGAAGTTTTTCCCGGAAAACTGCCGGCGGGCTTCGATCCGAAATCGCTTTCCAGCAGCACCGCTACTACCACTGCGATGCCACGGGCTGCCGGACTCCTTCCGGCGATTCACAATGTCACCGTGCAGCCGATTGCCGTTCCGCTGCCGCCTGCTGCGGCCAGCGCCGGAAAGGTTTTCCAGAACAACACGGCAACGCCGCTGCTCGTGCCGGGCGGACTTGGGCGGCGTGGTGCTTATCTGGAAGCGGGCGGGTTCGCGGGCAGCGATGGCCGGGTCTGGTACCGCCTCACGCACGTCGCAGCCACGACCTCGTATTTCCCGACCGACTTCGAGCGCGAACTGTTCCTCTTCCACGTCAACGAGCAGATGCTGCGCGCCGGACAGGCACTCACGCTCGAGTTTGATCTCGCGTTGCAACTCCTGCAGGCGACCGGAGCGCCCCACGAAACGCGCGGCCAGTATCTGATCGTGATCGAACTGGGCAGCGCGCCGAGCCAGACCACGCCTGCGCCCACTGCCGAGAACCTCCTCGATGTGCAGTGGCAGGACACGCCGTTGCTCTCACAGCGGCTCATCGTCTCTTCCCTCCAGCTTAAGCACCACTTCGGCGCGAACATCCGGCGCGACATTAACGGCGCGCTACTCGCCGACCGCCTGCTTTACAATGTCTGGGCCGGGGGCGCTCCCACACCCGCCGGGCCGAACTTCGTCGTTCGGGCGCGGCTCATTCAGTGGGACACGGAGAACTCCGTACGCGGTGCCAAGGGCAACATTTTCTATGCGTTCACCGGCGCGAAAGCCTCCATCGCCTGACCATGGCCATTCCCGTCATCACCACCACCCAAAGCGTGCTCGGCTATCGTCAGTGGCAGACCTGGGCTTTCCAGCCGTGGGCGGATAACACGCCGACCTATTGGCTGTGCACGCCACTCCCCTCGGGCCTCAAGTTCGATCCGGCGACGGGTCGCATCCATGGCGCGGCGACCGTGCCCGGCGTCTATGAATTCTCTCTGCGCGCTGGGAACACCAGTGGTGTCAGCGATCCGATGCTCTTCACGATGGGCATCGAGGCGGCAAGCCAGGCGCAGGACAGCGAAGTGGAACTCTTCATCGACGTGACCTCGCGGCTCGTCGGATTCGAAGCAACGTCCCTGGCGGCCAGCACCACTCCATTGCTCTGGCTCAAACGCGGCGACACGATGATCTTTCACGTCACCTTCGTGAAGAATGGCGCGACGGCTGATCTCGACCTGGCAACGCTCAAGTTCGCCCTCAAGCAGCTCGAACCGGAAAGCGTGCTCGTCGAGGGCACGAGTTGGCAGCGGCTCGGCACCGGCGATACGGCCGCCTTTCGCGTGAGCATCACTCTGGCCAGCGATCTCCTCGACTCCGCCCTGAGCGACAACGAGGACGACGCGGGCACGCAGTTCAACGCGCTCGCGGAGTTCGAGTGGACGGAAAACAACCCCTACGCGGTCGGTCCGCCGCTGCTGCGCTCCAGTTCGCGCACCTTCCTCGTCGTCATGGCGCGCGACCTGATCCGTGATGCATGAAGAATCTCAACTGGTTCCAAGCGCGTGACCTCGCGCAGAAGCAGGGCCGAGCGGTGCGTCGCGATGCCTGGCGCAAGTGGCTCTATTACACGCCATGGTATCTGTGGTTCATCGCCGAGAACGATGCCCACGGCGTGCAACACCGCTGGGTCGTCAAGAACGGCGATTTCGGTTCCGCCGAATTCATCGCCTTGGATTGGACAGATGAACCGTGGCCAGACGAGCCCGATCCTGTGAACGGCCCGGTCACGCCCCCGAGCCCGGGTCCGAGCTGGGGTCCATGGCCGCCGATCAGTTCGAACCTTCCGCACCCGATCCCCCCGATCGTAATCTTCAGTGGAGGCGGCGGCCCGCCGAGCGGCCCACCCACTGATCCTCCGCCCCATCACAATCCCCCTCAAAACCAGCCGGCGACGGTCAGCGTATCCGTGGACTACATCAACATGGACGGCTACGATGAGGAAAAGGGATGCATCCAGGACAATGGTGGGGGCAGTCACTCCGGTAGCTTTTCCGTTAGCGTGACCGTGTCCGGCGGGCCACCCGGCGTCGGTACCCTCGACGTGCGCATGGGCACGCAGAGCCCGCAGCTCGGCACCGCGTGGGATGGTTACAACGGCGATTTTGAATTCGACGATATTCCGTTTTCGCCCGGCGGCTCGCTCACGGCCACAGCCAATTACTCGATCAACGGACAGACGGCCACCGGCTCCGGCCAATTCCAGGTCCCGGACACCTGCCAACCCGACTACGGCGACGACGGCCAGTGATTGACATGGCGGCGTCGGCATGAAGCCACCCGCCTATCAGTCGCCTAATTCGGCCCAATCGGATCGTCCTGCTGGCGCGCGCGACGCGCACGCCATTCTTCCACCTCCACGGGCCCGTTCCCAACCGGTCCGCTATCTCGAAGGCGTCACCACCTGCGTGAACTACGCCGATTTCCTCGACGTGACGCTTTCCGAGAATCTCCACCACTTCAACGAGTTCGTCGTCGTCACCACTCCAGATGATCTGGCGACACAGAACGTGTGCAGCAAACACGGCGTGATCTGCGTCGAGACGAACGTCTTCTCGAAGGACGGCACGCACTTCGCCGCGGGCAAGAGCCACGCGATCAATCTCGGCCTCTCCCATCTCAAGCAGACCGGTTGGCTGCTGCATCTCGACGCCGACATCGCGTTGCCAGATCGCTTCCGCGCCATGCTGGACAAGGCGGCGCTGGATCCGACTTGCCTGCACGGCGCCGACCGACTGGAGGTGCGCTCCCATGATCGGTGGGCGCAAGTCCAAGGCGACGAGGGTTATGCTCGCCAGTACCGCTACCGCTTCCTGCTCTCGGCGCCGGAGTTGCCGCTGAGCCCGCGCTTCGTCCACGACGTGCACGGGTTCTGTCCGCTCGGCTATTTCCAGCTCTGGCACTCCAGCCAGCGCCGGCAGTATCCCTACAACCAGGGCGGGCGCGAGCAGACGGATGTGCTCTTTGCCACTCAATGGGAACCGGAGGACCGGCGCATCCTGCCGACCGTCCTCTGCTATCACCTGCAATCCGAACCGGCGCCGCTCGGTGCCAACTGGCATGGCCGCCGCACGAAACCCTTCACGCCGTGAATATCGTCTTCGGTTTGACTGTTCACGACGAACCTGCCGGCCAGATCGACTGGTGTCTGACCTGGTTGCGCCGCGCGTATCCGTCCGCGCCAGTCTTCGTTGTCAGCGACGGGCCGCATCCCTATGAATCGGCGGTGCTGGCCGTCTGCCGTCAGCATCGAGCGCACTTCGAGCGGGGTAAACGGCTCAAGGTGCTCGAGGCCGGTGCGGCGTGGTGGCAGCGGTTCTTCACGCTTGGCCACGCCTATCGCCCCGACTGGCTCGTGAAGTTCGATGCGGACACCAGGATTCGCCGGTGTGTGGATTTCTCGAAGGCTGCGTCGACGGCGGATGTGATCGGTCGCGTCACGACTCCGGGCCTCCCCCACGAAAATGTGCAGGGTGGGTTCCAGGCGATTCGCGGTTCGGCCGTAGAGCGCATCCTCGACAGCGACGAATGCCTGTCACTCCTTTGGCGTGACCCGGCAAGCTGGGCACGTGGTGAGTGTGGCCGGCTGATTCGTCGCGGGGAGATTTCGACGGATTTCACCTTGATGGCGATTCTGCGCGCGCTGCGAATGCACTGGGCGAATCATGACGAGATCGATTCCCACTGGCGGGCACCGCGAACCTGGTGTCCCAGCGCGGCGGTGACTCATCCGCACAAGGGCATGACGCCGGCCGACGCCGAGCCGCCGGGAATCAGTCTCTGCATGACCTGCTACAACCGGCTCTCGTTTCTCCAGCAGACGCTCCCCCGCAATCTCGCCTGCCTCGACCCTCGCGATGAAATCGTGCTCCTGGATTACGGCTCGACCGATGGGCTGGGCGATTGGGTGCGCATGGCGCTGCTTGATGCACTGCGCGACGGGCGGCTGAAATACTTCCGCGCTGAAACGAGTCGCTGGCATGTTTCGCACGCGAAGAATGTGGCGCATCGGCTCGCCACCCGGCGGGTCGTCTGCAATCTCGATGCCGACAACTTTGCTCCAGCGGGATTTGCCGACTGGCTGCGCGAGGTGTTTCTCGATGGCCCGGCGATCACGCATGGAGATGCGCAGAGCTATGGCGGCGGCTACGGCCGGATCGCGTTGTTTAAGGAAGACTTCCTGCGGCTCGGCGGTTACGACGAGCGCTTCGTCGGCTGGAGCTATGACGATGAGGATCTGCGGCGGCGGGCCATGGCCAGCGGTCTGCGCGCTGTGGTCACGCCAGCACCGTTCATTACGTTCTTGCATCACTCCCACGCGATCCGGCAATTCGCACCCGGAGCGACGACGCAAGAAGAGGACCTCGCCTTCGGCCGCGCAATTTCCCGCGGTTCGCTGGCGCAGGGCCGGTTGCGTGCCAATCAGGGCCAGGTCTGGGGCCGGGCGCTGGTCCGGTGCTTTGACGGGGAACTCGTCGCCTCATGAAGAAGCTCGTCTGCGTGTCGTCGTATTCCAGCGGGCTGAAGCATCGCTTCGCGCTCCTCAACCAGGTAAGGAACTTCGGCCACCTGCACGGTTACGATGTGCATTTCCTCTGGGGCGTGAGTAGGGGTGTGGCCTATTGCCACTGGGAGGAACTTTTCGGGCCGCTTGAGGGAATTCGCGTGACCAACGTCAGCGAGGCGGAGGTGGATCGGATCGGTCGGCTTCAGAAAGCGGCTCCCCTGATTGAGTACGAAGGCGAGCGGCTTGATGTGGTGAGCGATGGGTGTCCGCTCACTGATCGGATGTTCGCGTTCAACCTTCCCGCGACCGATTATCTCGAAAGGCTCGTGCCGAACTCCGCACGCCCGAAAATGCGCCTCCTCGCTCCGCCGAATGACGCGATCCGGGTGAGCGTGGATGCCCTGGCGCGCAAACACCGGCTCGCACAGCGCACCGGCATTCGCGTCCGCGTGACCGAAGCGGCGCACGATCCGCGCAAGCCGCACCGCAACAAAGCCGAACTCGATCAATGTCTCGTGCCGTTGCTGCGGCTGCCAGCCGACATGCCCGCGTTCATCGTGACCGATTCTGAATACGTCCAGTGCAGGCTCGCGACGCACTTCGTCGATGCCGTCTGGCTGCCGAAAGAGTTCGATCTGACCGAGAATGGCAGCCACTACGTTCACCGGTCCGACAAGGCCGCGATGTTCACGTTCCTCAAGGAAGCGTTCTGCCTCTGCGCCTGCCGGCGCGTCATCAACATCGGCGGATTCCTCAACGATCAAGCCGCGTGCGTCTGGCTCCCACCGTATCAAGAAACTCCAGCGCCTTTGACAGCGCTAGCGGTGTAACCATGGACATCAACGAAGCCATTCAAACCATCGATCACGCCGCCCACCAGGACGACCGCTGGATGTTCGTCGCCCTGCTCTTGATTGGCCTGATCACGATCTATTTCCTCGCGCGGTACTTCATGAAGCAGATTGCGGAGCTTCAGCAGGAGATCGCGGCCGTGCGAACCGAGTTTGAGAGCCATCTCAAGACGGCCAACGCTGACATGGTGGCTGCGCTCACCAAGAGCACCGAGGTCATCGCGCACAACTCCGCGATTCTGGAGCAGATCCAGAAAAAGCTCGGCGCGTGATTTGAGAACCGGAGCAGAGGTTGAGGCCAACCTTGACCGCCGCCAGTGGAGCTAATCACGGCGGCGCAAGCAGCCCCGGTTTCATAAAAGGGGAGATAATCGTTTCGGCACGATTATCTCCTTCATCCGGCGATGCCCCGAGTCAGGCGCGCGAGGGCGGCGTCGATGGCCGACTTGCGAAACCGCAGCGCGCGCCCGATGCGAATGAACGGGATGTGTCCCCCGATCCGCCAGTTGTAGAGTTGGCGCGGTTTGATCCGGAGATAATCCGCGGCTTCCTGCTCAGTCATCAGGCGATCTTCGATTGCTGCTGTTTGCGTGCTCACGCCGGATGGCGGTGTGTCAAACCGCCATCCGGCACCAAGCGCTGGCTCACGCCACGGCCGTGATCGGGACGATGTTGGCGGGCGTCTCCGGCAGCACGCCGAACCACAGGTTGCCCTGGCTCTTGGTCACGACCTTCCGGTAATTGCTGAACACTTTCTGCGGCGAATTGCCGAGTTCCAGCGACAGCTTCGAGACGTCTTCCATGACCGCGAGCCGGTAGCTCGCGTAGCTATGGCGCAGCCCGTTCTGCTTCCACTTGAACGGCGGGGCCTCCGGGTCCTGCTCTCGCCGCACGGCGTCTGCCTTCTTGGCGGCCGTGCCGAATGCCTCGGCAAGGCAAACGGGCAGGCTGTAGTTCAAGACCGGGCCGTGGCGTTTCACGAAGGGACGAATCCAGGCCGAGAGCGGTTCGAGGATCGGCACGAGTCGGCGCGACGCGGTCTTGGTCTGGTCGCACCCAATGTCGATCACCCCTTCCTCCCAGTTAAAATTCTCCCAGTTGAGCCGGAGCATTTCCGCCGAGCGGATGCCGGTGAAGGCGCCGATGAGGATCGCGAGTTTCGGTTGTCCCTCGGACACGGTGAGCAGCTCGCGCAATTCCTGCGGCGTGAAAATCTGGATCGGCTTCGACTTGATCTTCGGTTTCTCCAGCCAGCGCGCTTCCGTCTCCCGATCGCGAGGCAGGTAGCCGCGGCGGCGGGCGAAATTGAACAGAGTGATGATGAGGCGTCGGAAGTTGTTCCTCGTGGCCAGGCCGATGGAGAGCTTGCGAAGCCATTCCTCGATGTCGCGCGTGCAAACGTGCGAAATTGGCGTCTGGAAATCGGTGGCGAAGACCCGCAGCCGCCAGCCACAGTCATCGAGGTAGACCTGGCTCAAGCCGTCGGCGGTTTTCGTCGCGATGAATTCCTCGACCACTTGCGACACCGTGCGGATCAGGTCCGGGCGCACTGCGTTGTGGAGGAAGAACTCGATGGCCTGGCGCACCGTGCCGTTGTCCCCGAGCTTCTGCAGGATGTCGGCGTATTCGCCGGCGACGACATGCAGCGGCACGGCCACCGGGCCGAGCCGGCGTTGGGCTTCACGGTAGGTTTGGGCGTCCGTGATCGAGATGGCCGGTGCATTCACCTGCCCGGCGGCGAGCTGCTCAGCCTGGGCCTTGGCGAAGTCTTCGGCCTTCTGCGGATCGGCGAAGAGCTTCCGATACGGCTTTTCACCAACTCTCCAGTAAACAGTGTAAATCGGGCGCTTTTTGAGGGTGCCCGAGTAGATCTTGAGGTGCAC